CCTCTATGAGTTCTAATGACTCTAAATAGTCGCAAAAATCATTATATGATATAACGTCATATAGCCAACACGGCAATTTTTGTGCGTTATGGTTTAACTCCGCCACTTCCTCGATAACTTCGATAATATCCATTGATAGAATACTATTGGCGTTATAGAGTTGCTCAAATTGATGTATAATTTCTTTGCTTTCATCATCAGAATAAACATCAATTAATTGACTATAAATATATTCTTTTTTTTCTTTATCTAGCACGTTAACCCTCTTTCATTTCTGATAATACTGTATATACTCTATTCATGAGATATACCATAGATACGGCGAACAAAACTCCAAACAAATTTTTTAATATCAATAATTCCATAGGCTATTACCTCGCTTTCTATGGTCTTATTGTCTCATATCTATAGTATTCTGTACAATAGTTTTTATCTATGGTTGCCATAGTTTTAAGTTATGACTAACTACGATAATAAAATACACATGTTTAATGAATATATATAAATACCACAAATTTATAAAATTGTCAAGTCATAGGTAAAATCCAGCGTAAATGAGAATGTCTCTCAATAAAACGTTCATTTATTTGATCTATAAGGTGTCTCTAAAGAGTCCGCCTTATAATTATATGCAAAAGTGCAAAAACGCCGTAGAACGCAAATAAATGAATTTTAGGGGTATTGTCTAAATGAGAATACGCAAGCAGTCTTTTGTATGCATACATAAGTTATGAATTTGTGTTTTTGTGGTGTACACCGTTGTATATCGAATATTTTCAATGTGTTATTGACAAATGTTATCATTATTAATTAACATCTAAAATTTTCGATATGGTTTCTGCTGGTGATGGTTGCAATCGTATTGTATGCAATCGAATTTCACGCAACGATTTTTCAAATGAATATATGAACATATGTTCAAACATCAGTTATCTGAATATGTGTTCATATGAGCATACGTTCAGATGAAAAACATATGAATAACTGTTCATGTATTCATCCATGACTAAAATGCATGTATGCACATATATTCATATAAGATATATAACATTGGTTGTATACAATTAAATTGTAGTGTTCCGCTGGTTTTATCGTATTGATAATATTTCTCATTCTTGTAGCGGTATATAGTGATGTCTACTATAGAGAGACAAAACATAGATATATGTACACCAAAACAAACAAACGCAAAAAAGCGACAAAATGCATATGTTATAAAATCGTGTATTTTCGCTTGTATGCTCGTGTACCACTCTAACGTATAATCATAAGGGGAACACTCGAAAACGCTCGTATAACTCAAATAATGCAACTTTTATTTGAGAACAATTATCAACTACGCTGGCTTTTCTCATTTGTAGATGCTAATTGAGAATACAACGGCAAAACTAAAGGCGGTACTTGTGTACCGCCGTTGTTTTATTCAAAATCTTCCAATTCTTCCATTAAATCACATTTATAGTCATTATCGACATTGTCTATTAAATACTTTACATACTCATCTAAATTATTTTCAATGTCTTCGATGATCTCGTAAGGGTCTACATGTTCCCCTATGTTAGTATGGACTAAATCCAATAATACTTCCTCTAGTTGATACTCTTGAGATAATTCGAGAATAGTTTTACTATTGCCGTCAGCGTAACCAATTAAAAACTCGATTAAATCTTGAGCGTTATATTCTTGTTCTATTGTAAAATACATCATAACGTTTTATCCTTTCTAATTCTGATAATGTGGCGGTAGTGATCACTACCGCCAATATTTTCCTAGATGTGCAAAATTACCTTTTCCACCTTCCAATTATACCAATCTAGGCGAACGCCTAAATCAATACCATCTAAGCAATTTCCAAAGAGACTGCAGCCACAAGCGTTTACATTAAAATATTTTTGGTCGGTGTTAGTCTCATAAGTTCGCTGAGTTTCTGTAAAAGGCTTTTCCCAATTATCCTTACTATAGATAATTGTAATTTTCTTATGAGTATCGTATAAGTCATTATTATATACGTACTCGCTTAATGCTGATAAACTAGAAAATCCTTTCATGAGTTTTACCCCTTTCATATATAATTGTTAAAGACCTACGAAAGATATTTATCATCTTTCGTTACACTCATTATACACCTAGAGGAACAATCTGCATAATAGAAAAAATCTATAGCTAGTCATAACTTAAAGCTATACCCCTTGCAGGCGGTACTCATGAAATTAAATTGCATACAATACAGTTGTACCACATCATATGAATATATGTTCATATGAGTATACATCGGTTATATGAATGTATGTTCATATGTTCAAACATTCATATGATTGAATACAACTGAGTTGAACACAACTATATCGAAAGTTTTCGTTCTGTAATCCTTTAGTTATCTAAAGTTTTCGAACTGATTGAGATTTTTCGATATACTTTATTCATCTAAAGTTTTCAATCTAATCGAAAATTTTGAATGTATTAAATCGAACATCTGTTCGCTGGTTGCAGGCGGTCTCGCAGGTCGTGGCGAACATGTGTGCGGTCAATATGTAATGCCTTGAAAAAACAAACATATGTATCAATATATGAACACATATACATATAAAAAATGGGTGAGATATATATGTATATATACATGTGTAAAATATCGTGGACATATACATATAAATATATACAAATGTAAAAATCCGTGGACAATATCATATATATAAACAATAAAACCACCACAGAATTGATTTAAATCGTTTATACGGTGTGTTTATATCCACGGTGGTATATTTGTATACCCCATATGTGAAAACCACCGTACAACGCAAATAAATGAATTTCATGGGATGATGCGGTCGTATGAACATATGTTCAATCATGGGTGTTGCACCACGGTATCTCAGATGGTTAAAACAAACAGATGTTCGATTGTTTATTTCTGTGGAAGCATCCATGGTTCGTCAATAGAATAACCCATGAACACACCACAATAAACATTAATAGATAAACACATATATCACCGACACATATATACGTTTATTTAATACCACGACATATACAAATAAAAAATACCACCGCATAAAACGTGGACACATAACGAACGTATAATGTATAAGCATATATGCTGCGGATGCACGATTGTTTCATGCAGGTGTTCGCCATGGTTTTCTATGCGATGGTATTTGATTTCTGTGACAACAGTAGATGAACGCATGAACATTTCCGTGTGGTGAATGGTGGTATGATTGCCTGCGTGATGTGTTTGGGATGCATCACACAATGAATGTGGTGTTTGCCATGCGTTTGCAACCTGTTGTCTATATGTATGATAACACAAGACGGTTTGTGTTGTCAACAACCAATGTGTTTTTCTTGGGTTTTATTTTTTGAAATCTTGTTTTTTATTTTTTGGTTTTTAATTTTTTGGATTTGGGTCATTGGTTTTTGGTTATGCCACATAGGTCTTGAATTAGGAAGCTGTAAGTGTCAAGACATTGGATGCCAATATTGTTTGTTGACTCGTCGACAAAAACATAGATTGCATTTTTCATATATATCGTGTTTTCTGTAAAGTTGGTGACTACGCCGATATAGACATGTTTATCATTAGACCGTGCCAAAGCGATATCTCCATCTCTAAGATAACCGTATTTAGTTCTTAACGTAGCAACTGTCGGTAAATCGTCTACGGACTTCTCCACAGGTTTCCCATTGAATAACATTGTGCTAGCTTTAATGAAATTTGAAGTCTTATTTTCAGGTTTTAAAAACAATGACTTTAAACATTCGATGTTCTCTGGTGTCACTTCTAGTTTTAATTTTAGTGTTCCCATAGAGTCGTTTTTGGTTTTCATCTTAGTCCTCCTGTACGATTTTAAACCATTCTTTATAAAAATTGTCTCCGACTGTTCCAATGAACACTTTTTCATAAAAGTCGGATATAGCAATTTTTTCCACCGTAGCTTGTTTTACTTTTGTCGGAGGTGTAGTCTTAATATCATTATATAATACTTCTGCTTCGACTTCAACTTGAGTGCCACTTGGTAATAACGCCTGCAGCTCATCCACAGTAAAATCTGTAGTGTGATACCATTTGTTTGGCTCTAAAGCTACCTGATTGATTAATTCCAAGTTTTCCTCAGAAGCAAACCATCCGCCATTACACTCAACACCGTCACGCTCACGTGTACCAGTCCAACCAAAACGATTATCGTCTAATTCTACGACATAACCCTCTGGAAAGTTAACACCCTCCATTGGTAATCTAACGATTGTACCTGTGCAATCGTTGTATTTAATAATTACATGGTCGCCAATGTTAAACTTTGGTTTTGGCTGCACTTTTGGTTCATCTGGGTCAACTGTTGTATAATCAAAAGATTTAATCTGAAGTGGAACTGTTGGTTGTTCTGGTTGTTTTTCTAGGGCATCCACCAGCTTGTCAGCATATAGTTTAAACTGAGGTAAGTCCAAAGGCTTGTCTTCTAATAGAGACATTAATATGCAACCTCTTAAGTATGCAACGTAATCAGCTTTTGTGAAATTCTCTTCTATAACGCTTAAGTAATTCATATGTTTTTCTCCTGTTAAAAACGTGTAATAAAAACCTCGAACCAATCATTTGTTCTGCCAGACTCGGCTACCGAGATTATATCTTTTAATGTTTCAATCGATGCCTGATAAATAACCATCTCAGTCTTATTACTTGAATAAGACTGCTGTTTTTCTTGTGCATCGTGCAACCATTGGTGTAAGAACGGAATATCTACCTTATGTTCCATACTATTCCAATCAAGGTGTTCATTTGCATATTGTTCTACCTCTGAGATAAGAAAAGCATAATGCAAGTATGGACATCGCCTGTCTTTCCTAAAGATGTAAACCTCCATATATCCTCCTGTTAATCAATTTGAGTGTATATTGTTTTATGCCCATCATTAATATATTTTTTAATCTGACATAGTTGCGTTACTTCGTCAGGGAATATCAATGGGTCTCTTGGGTTTGCTAATGGACTGCGAGTTAATGTTCCATCTTCACAAGCCTGCAACAAACGTGCCACCAAAGAACCATCAATAATGTATTCCTCATTTGGTTGAAAGTCACGAAGATTATCTCTGAAAAATCTTCCGACATTTCTATTGTAGATACTAAAGTGTGCCACAGGGATAACTCTGTGGTTTACAAACACATAAAACTCGTTATATAATCCCATTAGTAGTCCTCCTGTGGATTGATACCATAATCCAATGGATTGTATTCTTTTTCTTGAAACACAGTCCATACACGTTTGTCCAAGCGGTTTTCTTTCAAGAATTGATATAACGTATCTTGCAGTCGTTTTTCCAATTCCTCGTCTTGTTCATCGGTTAATTTATCGTCTAACGCAATATCGTAATCTTCTTCGATTTTGTCGTTCATATCCCACATAATTTGTTCTGCATTAAACATATCTGGAATATAATACGATGGATGTCCGATGCATACCGTTGGACAATCAAGGTTTTGACAATCGTCTTCATAGAAATTCTCTATGGCATCCTTAATGGTCGCTTGCGGTTCACCACAAGTATCATCGGTTGTCCAACAATATTTAGTTTCATCTAAGATATACATTAGATTTCCTCCTGTGCTATTTAAAGCATTTTAACATCAGTATTGTAAATGAAACACAAGCCAGTACCAATGTTACAACTGTTCCCAAGGGAACATATCTTGTGTTATACTCAAAACCACCAATAACGTGGGCTGCTTTTTGTTGAATGGCTTCGTTTGCCCACTTCCTGTTAAACTTTTGCCATGAAATATCCCATCTAGCATCACTCAGCTTATCTTTTGTTTCTTTTAAGTCATGTTGCAAGTCTTTAATATAGGCATCCTTGGCGATAATCACTTGGTTTTGTTCTTCGATTGTTTTATACAGGTGTTGTTTATCATTTGATAATTCCATCGTTTTCATCAACCTTTTCTACCAATAAGTATTCAATATCTGCAAAAGCTAAGAGTTGTAAAAAGTACATTGGTTCTTCTTTTGTGTACAAAGTCTGTAATTTTTTATTGGCTTGTTTAAAAGCGATTTTATACATTATAATACCTCTTGCTCTAAATGGGTTTCAAACAATTTCAAAAACTGTAGTTCCGCATTTGGGTCGCCACATTGGTCGGTATCATACATTACTTGGTCTTCTAAAGTCAGTAATGATAGTCCATACGCATATGTAGTCAATTCACCGCTATTGCGAATAAACATTAGCTTTGTATATGGTTTAATTTCACCAAAGAAAGACATGTTATGAGTATACATAATCATGTGACCTTGTGGCAATGTAATAGAATATACAGAATACATTTGATTGTGTTTGTCATCGATATAACTGTAGATGTTCTCAACTGTTGTGTCGATTTGTTTTAATAATTGTGTACGTTTCAATGGTTTTCCTCCTGTGTAAAGTCAAATATTAAACTCAATCTTTAAACTTTTATGTTCAAATGCACGAATTAATTGGTCTTCATATGTGTTGATAACGATTTGTCTTGCGTCTTTTAATGCATCCCTGATAGTCTCAAGTTGGTCTATTGTATATTCTTGAGTGTCACACAATCTGTACACTTTAGAGTGTATATCTTTATACAGTAAAACCGAATTATCAACATTAGAGATACACCAATCATTTTCCAAATATATCGTACCACAGAACTGCAATATCGTCAATAAATTATCTGAATCAAACTTAACGGAAATCTTTGGTTGTCCATTAGACCAGCATTGTCTCATGGTTGTTACAATTAAATCTGGCACATTATCAGACCAGAACTGATTGCGACCCAAAGTGATGCCATTAAGTTTCATGGGTAATGTCTTTGGGATGATAACATCTGCACCATACTGATTGATACTGCTATAGACGATTTGTTGAGACATATACTCATTGAAAATGTCTGTCTCAGGCTGTATGGGGTCTAATCTCAAGTATGTTACTTCCATTATTTCTGCTCCTGTGACTCTACATGTGGTTTTTCATGTTTATCAGCGAGTGTTAAACACTTGTCGCACACGGTCTCCAACTGCTTTCTAACCAAAGTAACTGCTTGGTCTAATTCTTTAATTACTTGTTTGACACACTTCAGGTCTTCTTTTGTTAATTGGTCGGTGTCTGCATTTGGCAACAACAAAACAATGTCTTTGACTGTCTTGATTTGTTTCCACTCGACAATCTGTTGTTGTAAAGCTTCAAAGGATAATGTGTGCTCACCTACAGCATTTAAAATCTCTTGATACATTAAATATCGTAAATGATTTAATACTACATTGTCTTCTTTGTGAGAGCCAATGTTGTCTGCCATACGGTCAATATACAGCGTAAGTGGATAACCTGCCATAGAATTTACTAAGATGTCTTTATTACTCATTCCAACCTCCGTTTTCTAATTCGTAATCAATTTCTTGTTATCTTTGCTCGGCGTATAACCGACTATAGTACTTTTGTTTACACGTTGTTGTGCAAAACCGATGATTATGACTTTTAGGTGTAAACCAACGTCCGCAGCAATCGCATTGTTTCATATGTTTTCTTCGTTCGGCTTCACGTTGATAAAACCCAATCAGAAAATCTTCTGGTACCGCTGGATGTGGTCTACCGTCAAAACAAGATTTATCTTGCAGAAATTCTGGCAACTTAGACATGTGTCCACCTCCTGTTATAACTCAAATGTTTTTCGTTGTGTTTTATTTTTGTAGCCACGGTTTTGAACCAATGCAGCTTCATAGTTGCTGAGAAAGTCTTCACGAAAGTTGTGTTTGTGTCTAAACTTAATTTAAAAAGCATAATTATTTCTCCTGTTCATTTAATTCATTTCTAATAATGTCACGCACCATTGCACAATACCATGCACAGTATGGGTCGTGTAATAATTTGGCTTGTTCTTGCCATAATTCTTGTAATTGTTCTTTGGTCTTCCTTGGCTTTTCAGCCTGTTTTAATAACTTGCGACCAGCTTTGATTGACTTGGTAATTTTCTTTAATTCCTTTTCTGTTGGTTGCAACTACATCACCACCAAGTTTTCTTCCAAAGCCACGCTCAAGGCGAATGCTGCACTATCACAATCCCATTTGATTGCATTACCAATTAATGTTCTTGCCGATTGTTGTTCTTGCGGTGTCAAGCGAATACCATCTTGTGTTGCTGCCTTAATGGTTCGCACTCGCTCATCGCAATTTCTTCTGATTTCATTTCTTGGGTTCACTTTTTGTTCCTCCTGTAATAATAAAACCCCAGATTGTTTAATGTTTAACAGGTGTTTTCCTTACCTGTTGATTACATTATATCAGTTGGGGTTTTGTGTGTCAACAACTTTTTTACAAAATTTTGACTTTTTTATTTTGCTATTATTTTGTCGTGTATTCTTGCATTAAATCAGCCACAGAAATCCATCTGTAGCCTGCACCAATGGCATTATACATCTGTACAAACACGGTATCAATTTCTTTATCAACACGCATATCACAGCCGACTAGATGGGTTGCACCATCTTTATTGCACACATATCTACTCATGTATTGAACTGCTGATAGCACTTGCTTATCAATATCCATATATTGCTCTTCGGCATCTGCCATGGCTTTAAATAGTTGGTTAATGTCGTAGTGACCGATGTATGTAAATTCGTTGGTAATATTGTGTATTGTATCGCAAGAGCCATCATCATATAAAATATAATAGTCACCATTCACATCTATTCGACATATAATAATAGTAAATCCCTCATCATCAATATATATGTCTCCGACTGTTGTTTTATGTCTATCCATTATCCTTGACCTCCTGTTCTAGCGTGTAATAAAATTGCTCCAAGAATTGGTCTACTTGATTAATTTCAAACCCAGTGTAAACATGATGTTCATAATCGACAAAACCCTCTGGGTGGTCTTCCCAAGAACACTCATACACAACTCGACCGTCTTTCAATCGTATCACAAACGCCTTATACATGAGTGTTAATGTTGCGTATTCATCATATGCGACCTCTTGGTTTGCAACGATTGTAAATTGCTTGTCGGTGTAATCATATGAGGAACCGTTTGTACTAGCCATCTGGAACATATGCATGATATCAAACATTGTTAAACACCTGTAATCTTTCTTTAAGTGCATTTAGTAGTAAATGTAAGTTGGTCTCACAACAGTAGACAATCTTACGGTTTACAATCTCGCTTTTAAAGATGGTTGTTACAATAAAGTGTCCGCCTTTAGTTAATGAGATTGTGCGGTACGTTTTTAGTGTTTCTTTGTAAATCAATGTTGGTTTGTCGTTGTAAATGAATACGTCACCAATATGCAATTCTTTTTCTTGCATAATTACACCTCGTAATCTTCCTCGTAATCTGGTTCTTCTTCCTCGATGGCTTCAACGGTTATTTCTTCAACAGAACCACTAGCATCATATTCGTAAGATGTTACATTGATGTCAAAGTAATCCGCAAGGTCAGATGCAATCTCATACGCTTCTTCTTCGCTATGGGCGGTAATCCGTGCTTCACCGTAGAATGTACCACTAAAGGTAACATTATAGACCTTTTCCATTGTTTTTCTCACCCACTCCCATTAATCCAACGACCAACAAACAAATAACAAACGCAAGTGTAATTTTGAGCGTGAACCATAGGACTGTCCATGCGATTGCCATGGTTACACCAGCGATACCAATAAGTGCCAATATAAAGGCAATCGCAACGGCAAGCCATGATAGCTTTGCGACAACCGCAAGAACAATGATTGCAATCCCAAGAATTGCACCAAATAGTGATTCTAATACTTTCATGTGTTAAGCTCCATTTCTTTAATCATTAGATTTTTCTTCTAGCTCCTTGCGGACAGGTGTCTTTGGTTTCTTTTTATGTGTTGTAAAGTCGCAAGATACCTCGTGACAAGACTCACACATTCCAAGCGTTTGTAAATTCACCAAAGATGGATATAAGTAATTCAAGCGTTCAAAAATCGCTCGTGCCACTTGCTGATGTTCCGTGGATGCTCGCTTGCATAAACGCTTTGGTAAATACTCCATCCATGTGCGTAGAGAGCCACTCACAGTCATGGTAACATTAGTTGCCAAGGGTAAAACATAAGATGCAACTTGATATGGAACACCTGCTTTAACCAAACGGCGATATTCAAGAATTTGGTTCTCAATCAATTTATTCATGAGTTGACCCATATCGTCTGTAATCTCCGGATGTTCCGTGGAATTAAACCATGTGGCATCGCCAAAGTCTGTACCTCGTGTAGACTTCACAGTAAAAGACAAGTGTCTGTGTCGTGTAATCTGTGCAAGACATTTCTGTGACATTTCAATATCGAATGTCACCAATGTATGTTCTAATAGTGACAAATGTCCACTAGAGGTGGCTCGAATTAATGCATCCTCGGTTAATTCTTTACCATAGCATTGACCCATGGCATGAGTCGCTGTATTAAGTGGTGTATAGTTCTGTAGTTCTACCTGCATATGATACCTCCGTTACCGTTAAAACATTTGAATTGTAAACCATATTCCCATTACAATGTTAAAAATCGTGAGACCAAAGCACCAAGCCTTAAGCCATAAGATAAAACGCTTGTTTTTCTGTATCTCACAGTTAATCGCACGGAATTTTAATCTGTTGTCGATGTTCGTATCTCGAATTATCAAGATGGTATCATCTAAAGTTTTTCGCAACTCTTTGATACTTCGTGTGTTTGATAACGAGCGTTGATTAGCTGCGGTTTGACCGCTCACCAATAAATCGATAGCATGTGTCCGCTGCTTGACTTTAGTTTCCATTTGTAAGAATTTGTCCTGTAGTTTCTTTAGATAGCTCATTATTCCTCCCATTAGCGGTAAACAACGGCATAATCGGCAGTACCACCATTAGCAAGACCGACTGTAAATACGGTGTGAAAGCACCAGCCATCTTCAAATAGTTCATTCAATTGTTCTTCTGTGGTACTAAGAGTGTGTGTATGTAATAATACGCATTTGTATTCTGTTGCATGTTTTAATTGCATATTTTTTCTCCTGTTACACCGTCAACCAATAAATCAATGAACCGACATTAATTACAATAACCGCAATTAAATACCAAAAAATACGCTTATGTGTTTTGCTCATTTGACTCTGTAAGTCGTCAACTCGTGCGGTCAATAAATCTATACGCTCTGTGTGCAGTTGTCCGACTTTTAATAGCGTTGAAATAGACTTATGTAGACTAGAGATTGAATCTTGTTGAACATCTTGTTTTTTTGAAAGAACCTCAATTTGTTTATGGTGTTCATTAATAGTACTTGAGTACTCACCTAGCTGTAATGTCGTGGTTTGTAATGCTTCGTTATTTTTACCAACATTCTTTGCTAATGTTCCCATCGTTTCGTGTGTTCGTTGGTAAGCATCCATTAATTCTGCCATTAGTTATCCTCCTGTGTGATATGATAAAAACAATAGTGTGACCCATAGTCAATAGTGATACCCAACGGATTATGCATAATGCGATAATACGGCGGTGTAAAGCCATTGTAATGCCACCAATCTTTAATCGCCTTTAATGCATCGGCTTCGGTCTCAAATAGACCATGGTGTTTCGTTTCGTATGTTCGTGTGTCTTGCCACTCAAGTTTGTACATTAGTCCTCCTGTAGTTGTTTTACCATGTTTTTTAGTAACGCACTATTAGGTTTTAAAACACTAAGAGGAGCACAATAGCGTTTTTTGCTCTAGTCACAAGTTCTAACACCAATAAACTCAATTAAGTTTTCCCAATTGTGTGACTCGTTGCTATTAATGGTAACATAAGTGATGTCAAATTTGCTGTCGTATAAATCAATAGTACAGCCCTCTAAAGACTTGAATAAGTGTAAATGTTTCTCAGCGGTCGGTAATGCTTTGCGATATAGTTCAAAGATTTTAAACTCATAGGCTTCACTTAATGCATTAATACTGCTTTCTACATCAACTGTATGTCTGTGGGAATAATATTTATCGACAGGCTTTAATGGTCTACTATCGTGAACTTCAAAAATATCACGGCTTGGATTGTAAACAATACATTCTGCCCCATGTACATAGTTTAGAAATACGACTGGTCTACCAAATACATCTTCACATAGCTCGCCTGCTACAAATTTACTCATTTGTTTTCTCCTGTGCATTAAAAATCCGTTGTTTGGCAACATCAAAATACATTGGGTCTAACTCAATACCAATGAAATCTCGACCCAATTCAACGGCTGCAACACCTGTTGTACCAGAACCCATAAATGGGTCAATAATGGTATATTCTTTTGGCAGAATACCAATAATGTTTTTCATTACTTGTAATGGCATCTGACATGGATGCACTGTTTTTTCTGCTGAGGTGTTCTTCACGATATTAATGTTCCACCAATCGTAAATCGGTGTGCCCTGTGAACCGTTTTCAATCAACCGTTTAATCCGTTTATCATTTGGGTTCTTATATGGTTGTAACACTTGTTTAAAGTCAGGTGTTACACCAAAGAACGCAATGTCTCGGTGTTGCTTGCGGTTGTTTGAATTATATACCCATGATACCACTTTAGTTGGTGGTCTGTCAATATCAATCGCAAGTTGATACAGTTGTTCTGGATAGTGAATAACAACAGATGGATGCGATGGATTGAACACCTGTTGCAACATCTGTCTATAATCTCCATCGCTCATTCTGTCGTGATAACCGTTGTAATGATACCCAATGTTAAACGGAGGGTCTGACACGATGATATATGGTTTATTTTCCGCTTGCAATTGGGTTTTGATGGGTTGCAATATGGTTCGACAATCGCATTGATGTAGCTCAATCATCATAGTCTTCCTCGAATAACATTTTTGCAATTTCTTCATCATAACTAAAGCCAAGTAGCCTTAAGATGTCGTCTTTGTCTTTTTCAGTAAAGTCTCTATGACCGTTTAGTTTGAGAGACAAATTTGTGAGACTAATTCCTAATAGGGATGCAACTTTACCGACACCCAAATTACGGTCTTTAAACATTCCTCGCAACATTGTGTGTCGTTCTTGGTATCGTGTTCCAATGTCTACTTTGAGTCGTGCAAGGTATGTTTTGACATCTTCAATATCTTTAAAAGTGTCATCTTCTAATACATTTTGCAACTTTGACAGCAACACCGATGTTTCTTCAAACTTCTTGTAATCTTCTTCGATTACAACTCCATTAATTCGTACATGTGTTTTCATATATTCCTCCAATAGTTTGGGGCGAACGAGTCGCCCCATCTTATATTACTTACTTAATAAATTTTCCAACATTTCAACACGTTCTTTTAACTGTTGTAATTCATCTCGTTTAACATTTGTTGTTTTACCAACCTTAAAGTTTACAGATGCATTAGTTACAGAAGAAGAACCAAAAGACTGTCCAACGTAAAACATTACATTTTCATTCGGAGCGTAGAACGCACCCAATGCACCAGCGTTTGCATTTTTGTAATGTCCAAAGCCTGCACTAATAGAGAACTTATTATGTGCATCGAAACCATTCCAATGTAATGCTCCTAAAGCAGATACAGATGCAATAGCTGCATTGGTGCCACGTTCTAATTGGTTTACTTTATTGGTAATATCACCCAACATTTGTTGGCTTGAGTGCTCCAATGTGGTAATTCGGTTTTCATGGTTCATAGACACCTGTTTCAACGCTGAAATATCGCTTGTATGAGCGTTTTGAACACGCTCTAGTGTATTTGTTCGTGCACCTAAATTTGTAATCGCTTGGTGGTTATCATTAATTAATGCCATTCCAGTACCAATGTCTGCCGCATTTTGACGGATGCGATTATCAAATGTACTTACCGTTGTGCCAAGATTATAAATCTTGTTGCCGTTATTTGTAATTTCATCAATGGCTGCATACAACTGAGAACCATTGACTGCATCTAAGGAATCTGTGGTAATACGACCAGCAGACACATTTTGTAATTGTCGGTTGTAATTGTGGATTGCACTATAGGTGGAAGATTGTGTAGCACCAAATGACACACTGGAGTTTGGACTGTCACCTGCGAACACATGAGTCGTGCCATTGATGTCCATTTGACTAAACGCAACAGGGTCAGATGTTTGAGAGTTTGTGCCAATTGCCACAGAGTTCTGTACTGGGGCACTTGCGTTGTTGCCAACAACCACAGCATCAATACCACGGACAACAGAGTGAGTACCAATGACAATTGAACCTTGGTTGTCAACCGTGTTATTTGCACCGATTACAGTTTGTTCTTGGTGATTGCCAATGTAATTATTATAGCCAATTACAGAGGATTGATTCGCAGATGTTGTACCATTGCCACCACCTAAGATGATATTATCGTTGCCATTCACAGTATTGTCACGACCCAATACAATCGTATTAGTACCATTCACAACTGTGTTTGCACCGATTGCAACACTATTATAACCTGTTGCTATAGGGTCAACCGCAGATGGTTCTAAAGAGCCAATCGCAACTGGGTTGGCGGACACACCCATAGTTGCCATTGCTAATACTGCGGAAATAATCATAGTTTTTGTTTTGTTTTTCATTAGGTTTCTCCTGTTGTTTCATTACAAGGTTTTGTTTAATTTCTGTAGATAATCCAATAAGTCTTGCTTGGATGTTTTCTTGATTTGATACATATCCGTTGTTACCCAATCGGAACTACAGATGCATTTAGCACCCAAGGACTTCACACGCTTATGCCACTGGTCTGTACACAAGTACATCACGCCTTTTTTCATTCGTAGACATTGTGTCTGCGGCCAGTTGTGTCTGCGGATGCCCTTACCGTTTTCCATTAATTCGTATGCTTCGTGGAACCGCATTTACAACACTTCTCCTTTCTTGGGAATAAACATAAAATAACCACGCTTAAGAACATTGCCCCAAGCCATTCTTGGTTATTGAATACAAATGTTTGAATAAATGAACCACCCATCAGCAATAAACATGAGATGTCAATCATTCGTCTAATATCAAGTATTAATTGTTTGTCCATTTTCTTCCTGACCTTTCTTTAATTCTTCTCGACCAATCTTTTGTAAAAATTTCCATGACTTGAACATTGTCTTATAGTCAAGATTGATATATGTTCTATTCTTTGGGTGCTTTGGACACGCCAAGTATATCCAATGTTCATTCGCTGACCTTAAATGTTGAAGTATTGGTATTGGCTTGGTTTTACATTTGTAACAACCATCTGTTGTCTGACATCGGTCTAACACATCGTCAAACCCATCGCCATAGTTAATGAAATACTCTCGTTTTTTCGGCAGTTTGCGACCACCACCAAATCCATTAGATGCCATGTCTCACCTGCTTTCTAATAAGATAATATCATATAACTATGCTTATGTCAATAACTTATTTTTAATAAACACAAGATTTTTACATATAATAAAAAAGAGACCAACTATGTGGTCTCCTGCGTTTTATTTGTTTGTGTCGTCTGCTAATTTGGCTTCATCATAAGGTCTCCAATTCTAAAATCTGTTGTAAATATTCCAAAACTACATCCAAAGATACTTTTGTGACATCCCCATCAGGTAACAACTGTGTACCATGGTAAATCACGCCATCTTTCAATAGTGCCAAACAAAAGACACCATCGTCTTCGGTATACTCGAATTGAATAACGGCTACATTATAACCATTGTTAAACGAGAACCACCACATCTGGCGTTCTTCATACATCATGTTTTTTGGTAGAATGGTCGTATATTTAAAACCATCGTGCTCTTGCAATTCTTTAATAATTGTTTTATCCATTGTTCCTCCTGTGTTAAAAACAATTTGTTTACACCATTATAATACCATGGATGATTGCGTATGTCAACAACAAAATAAAAAAAGACGGAAGAAATTAATCTTCCGCCATACGATAATGCCATAACGCACAATCGTCTATTTCACAAGCCTGCACCTCAGCAAGAGTACCGCAACAACACTCTCTACATTTCTTGTGGATTGCTTCGAGCGGTGTCTTTGGTTTTGATGGCTTGCGTTTCTTTTTATTTGTTTTCTTTGGCATGTTCAACTGCCTTTCGCAAGTGCTCTAATTCAAGAACACGGTCGATGTGGTCGTGTACTCGCATTTGTTTCTTGTTGCGTTCGCCAGATAATTCGACAATGGATGTACCACAATCATTTGGTCGATAACCCTTGTCTGCGGAATAACCGCCCCAACCAAGGAATGAACCTGTTTGGACATCCAAGTGTTCAATTAAAGACCAAGCCTTGGCAATACGGTTGGGTTCTGCGACCATGGTTCTCTCGTAGGTTGTCTTATGTAGATGCTCGTAGAACGTAATATCGGTATGCAGCCATTCCATTTTATCAGGTTTCTTTGAGTTGTGCCACGTACCGATGACATACAGGTTCTTATTGACATTAAAGAATACCGATGCCATACCGTGGTAGAACGGAACACCTAATAGCTCAGCGAGCATCTGTTCTGGGATTAAACGGTTGTGTTTCAACGCTCGTTCATATCCATGGTTGCCACTTCGGCAGAACAAAATACGGTCTTTAATAGGTTCTAACAAGCGATACGCCGTAAGTACTTGGTCTCCACCATGTTCCGATTGTTCAAATACAGATGATGCGGAACTCGTTGTTGCATTGTCTGTAGAGTCACCACCGATAATTAAATACAGATTGTCAATCGTTTTAACTTGAGAAATAAATTTCTCAAATGCTTCTCGATTGTGATAGATGTTGCCAACATGAATATCAGAAATATCTGCAATATATGCTCGCTCTGACTCCACTCGCACATCTATTTTATTCACATTTAGTGATTGTTCAGCAATATTCAAATTCGTTTCTCCATATCTTTTAAACGTGTACATTGGTTGCCACAGAAATTACAAATGGTCTGGTTGTCACCGAATGACTCATCGAGATATTCAACCGCTTTACAAGTAGTCATAGGTCTTTGTTCGCCTGCGTACTTATACATACGTTTAAATGTTTGTCTTGCAGAGTCGAACGGATAATTGACCTTAATGGTTGGTGTTTTCGCTTCATAACATCTAATGCTTGGTCTCAAGACATCTTCGTCAAGTACACCATTGGAAATTAACTCAGATAAAACTTGTTGTGCAATACCCAAGGACTTCTTGAGTCGTCTTGAGGTTAACATTTTGTATTCACCAAAATGTTTGGCAATCTCGCTGACTTTCATGCGTAAGCCATACCGCAGCATTAATCGTTTCATACTGCTTGTGCCAATTTCTTTTCTTAGTCGCAAGAACGCATACATTAACTCCTTGATTTCTTCTTGTTCAATCAAGATGTCCTCTGGTGAGCGTTCGTAATCAAAATCCCTGTAACGTTTCATCTTGCGTACCAATTTCTTTGATATTCGCTCTTGGTCGAATTCTTTAAAAGACATACGGTTATCAAACTCGTGTATCTTAAAGAGTTCATCCGAATTAGAGCAAAAGAACTCCATTAGTTTATTCATGCGACCACCGTATATCTACTATCAACACCTGTAATTCGTTTAGACCGCTCACCGATGGATTGGCAACGGTCTGTACGGAAATCACATTGCACGATTGTACCGACATGTCTGCCGTTATGCGTTATCTTGCGATAGTTGCCTTTCGTACGTTTCTTCTCTTGTTTTTCTGTTTCCTCATCTTCACGCAAAAAGATTACCTCTGGTGAAATCGAGTATAAATACTGTTGTATTAAATCCCTGTTGTTACCATAAATAGAAACACGATACAACTCTCCATTCTTGAACATATCCACTAAGAACATATATCTTTTATGCATGGATTGTTTTACCCCTGTTATTTATTTGTTGACCCTGTACCACCTGTGCGTTTGGCGGTTGTACAATCGTTATCTGCTAAGTGATATTTTGTAAAGATGCCTTGAACGATATGTTCGCCTGCTGAGATTGTTTGAGTGGTGTCTCCATAGTTGTATAACACAACCATGATTTCACCCTCGTTGTCTGGGTTATTGTAATAATCGGCATCAATAACCGATGCACCTGTCGCAAGCATTAATTGCCGTTTAATACCCAAAGATGAACGTACTCGTAAATCCAAGTACTCATCAAATGGCATATACGCCTTGATGCCTGTGCGGATTAACACCGATTGTTTTGGCTCGATAGTATAATCTTCATTCACATAAATATCATAACCAGCACTATGGGATGTACCTCGTGTTGGTTTTTTAACGATTGTTCCTAGGCGTGATACAGGCTCAAACCCTCGTACTCGCTTTACTATTGGTTTAAGACCGTGATGTTTTCGTATTGCATTTAATGTTTGACTCATAATCAATCCTCCGTTTATACAAGAACTTCAACAGTAATATACTGTCGTCCAAATTTAATGGCATCATCGTATGATGGCATCCAAATATCAATAGCATTTGAATAGCCACCACCGAATCTATCTTTTACGACATACGTTCGACCGTTGATAATTACTCGTGTACCGAACGGTAAATCGTCACTTGCGATTGCTCCATCGTGTGTCCATTCACCGTTTGCCATTGTACCACGGTCTGTATACGCAGATACCTCGGCTTGCATTTGGTATGCATGCGATGGTATTAAACCACCAAGGAATAACACAAATGCAAGCAAACCCAGTCGTAACATATCTAAGCGTTTTTTCATATATCTATCTCCTGTTGTCGTAATATTCAACAATTTGTTTAATCCATAAGTAGCACATATAAATAAATCCAATAAACATTAATATGGCGATTAATTTGTGCACCAGCACCAGAATAATTAAACAGTCCATGATTGCACAGCATCCATTGCGTGGTTTAATTCATCAACGATACTGTCTTGTGCTTGATACCCAAGTTGCATCGCCCAAATCAACCCAACAGTTAATGTGTAGTCGTTTAATAATGCACCAGACACAATCTTGTTAACTTTAGACTGATTGTCTTCGTCTAAGCGATACACGGCAATCAGGTTTTCTTTTTCGACTTCATCGAACTCGGAGACGGAATATTCTTCCTCAATGTCGCCTTGTGTGTTAACAAATGCATGTACGATAATATCGCCATGGAATACAGTAAAGGCTTCATCAATCACACCCAAGTCGCACAAGCATTTGTCCAATGCTTCACCATTCAAGAACGCTTGACGTGCAATCTCACTGGTGTCCTCATCTACATCGCCTGTTAAATACACAAGCCAATGCGGATGCAATTTACGAATGTCTTCGCATGATGGTGAGTCTGTGGATGTCAAACAATAAGATTGACCGTTGAACCACAATAGTTGTTCTCCCCAAAGTTTATTTAAACCATCTGTATTTATTAATTTTTGTTCTAGCATAATGCAATCTCCTGTTATGGTGTAATATCATAAACTTTAAACTCAATGCGTGGATGCTCACTATAGCGTTTTCTACAGATTACATCACACACTTGATTATCATCGTGCCACACGATACCACTCAAGGCATCCATGACACCTTTTAATACGTTATCAATATCTGGTTTCTTAGTCGGTAGAATTAAGCCTGATTTCATATCTTCTCGGTCTTTCTTGCGACCACCAGATGGTATCTTTCTATAAATATCAAGTTCAAACAATAATGGAACTTCCGTTACATCTTTTGGATGCTGTATAGAGTCTTTAATCAGTTGTTTGTAAGCCTTGGACTTTGGAGGGTCGTATGCTCTTACGAAACGACCTCGTCCACATAGACGTGGACGACCCTGTGGAACAGGTTCACCCATTACTGTTGCTGAATAAATTAATTTCAAGTATTAAACCTCCGCTTTATCGTACAATCGACATAATGCATCTGTAATATCATCGCAAGCCTTGTCCACGAGATGAACGGCTTCTTGCTTGGATAGGTCAGATTCTAACATTCGTCTGCGAACTTCCGCTTTCAGTTCGTTAGTTCTATAATCAATAATCGCAATCATGTGTAATTCTTTTACCATAATTTATTCTCCGATTACAGCTTTGATTTTATCAACTTGTTCCTTTAAATGGTTTAAGTCCTTAGAATTGTTGATTACAAAATCACATTGAGATTTTAAATCATCAACAGATGTCTCTGACACATCATTAAGCCGTGTTTCATCGCACGAACCATCTCTTTTCTTCATTCTCTTAACCCGTTCTTTTTTATTCGCCGAGATAAAGATTGCAACATTAAATGCTGGGTCTCCGACTTGTAATTCTCTCAACATATCAAGTTCATTTTGATAACGACAATCAGTAACAATATATCGACTTGGTTTGTCTATGAGTAGCTGATTCTTTAAGACAACAATCCAAAAGTCTTTAAATAAAGCTCGCAATCCATTACCAAGTGCTTGCAGATGCTTCCGCTGTTTGCCATCTAAGACTGTTTTCTCAATCGTTTGTACCACAGGTAGAATACCTTGTAATTCTTCGATTGAATATCCACTTAGGTCTGATAAATATTTCATACCTGCATCTACACTCTCTGATTGAACAATGGAGACCATCTCTTTAATGGCATCTGCATATGCATATTGTGGAATGTCACCAAACATTTCAGCAACAGTATCTTTACCAACACCAGCACGACCAATTAATATCATTCTACTACCTCCGCATCCGACACGTCTGCGTTTACAGGCTCTGCATCGAAGTTGAAACTAAAGATTTTCTGTAAACGCTCTTGTGTGATATATTTTGTATGTTTCTTTTTGTCTGGGAAATACAGTCTCACTCGTGGTGCGAGATAACCTGCTTGACTTCGTTCCCCATGCAGTTTTGTACAAATGTAAAACTCATCACCAACGCTTAAGTCATTAACAAATGCTGTTCTCGATTGTCGATGAATTGCTGTGACTCGGTAACGGTCAACAGTACGAAACTCTTGAGTTTTTATGTTTAACATTATTTTTTAATCCTTTCTTGATAGTATGGACAGCAGTATGCCACCGAGCAATAGTCTTTACATTTACGACCCATTGGATATGTCTTGGACACCCATCGGTCTTTTGCGGAACACTCTCGTGGTAACTCCTGTTTAGCGATGGCATTTACCAAGGCATCTTTCTTGTATAACGCATAATCAAGCAACCGTTTGTCATTCATCTTAGGCAGTTGTATCAAGTAGCATTGTTTATCCAGATTAAATGTTTTAATCGTATTGATTGGCTCTTTAATAATCACTTGTAAAAACATGTCGTTAACTGGTATGCCATGTTTCCCCAATAGTATACGATATAAATTTTGTTGCTTGCAGTAATCGCCATAATGATGTAACCCATCGTACACCCATTGTTGTCGCATCTCGGTTTCACCCTTGCGTTTACCACGAGTGATTGTATATGGTCGCCACAAAGGTCTACCACCCATCATTGTCGCACACTTATATGCACCAACGACTTTATAATCATACAAGGTATGATGCTCTAAGTCAATACAGTCCATCTGACCTGTGAGACCCTGATAATTTAATCGAAACTCGCCTGCGTAATTCTGGGGTAGACAATTCTCAAGTATACCATGCATGCTTGTACCGACTGTCGCAGCAATCGAGGAAAATGGATTGATTGTCTCTGGATTGTTTGCCTTTAGATACATATATAATGTTGGAGACAATACCTCTGTGACTGAGAAGTGGTCTCTATTTAAGTTCCTGAGACAACTTGCATTTACCAACAATGGTTTAGCAAGACATCGTTGCCCCATACGACATTCTTTCATGCAATCTTTCACAAGTATGGTTTTGCCGTCAGGACACAAAAATGAATTTTCTTTCATGTATTCACCTGCTTTCGTATATACCTATTATACAGTATTTATCTGTGTTTGTCAACAATTTTCCACATAATAAAAAGACCCAAGCGTGAAAGGAGGAAAACGCTTGGGTCTTTTAAAGGAGTGCACTGTATTAACGTGCCAGTGCGAACACTAAAGATTAAGATGATGGTTTGTAGAGGATTGCAAAATGTTTTCGTCTTTTGCTTGACGCTATTGCGTACGCAACAGTAGTAGTTGTGTGCACCCAGCAAGATTTGAACTTGCATCACGAGAAGATGATAAAATCGTTGCTTTTCATTAAGCTATGGGTACATAACGACTTGGGTTTTACCCCAAGTCAGTCAGGAGGAAAAATCATGCGTATCTCTTGGACTGTTACCCAAGACATACGATGTATGCCATCCGAATGAGAAACCCTTGAGTAACCCATTCGGTGATACAATGCCGTAACATATGTATCGTGGCTATGGTGCCGTTGATAGGATTCGAACCTATGAAGCTATAAGCGACAGATTTACAGTCTGTTGTCTTTATCCATCTTGACTACAACGACATGCTGGAGGAAAGTGTGGGATTTGAACCCACGGAACATTTCTGTTCAACAGTTTTCAAGACTGTCGCATTAAACCAGACTCTGCCAACTTTCCATGTGGCTCTTGGGATAGGACTCGAACCTATAACTCTCTGGTTAACAGCCAGATGCTCTACCATTGAACTACCCAAGAATAAATACAACACCACTATATACTATCGGATTTGCACTCGATATTTCCGCCCAAAAGGACTTTGTTTTACTCTTAAACTAAGTATGTAGCTGTTGCGTGGCATACATGGTAAAACATTCCATGGCTACGTTCTACCCTTAACGGCAATGCATGAATACCGTTTTGGAGGATGGTACAGGATTTGAACCTGTGGTTGTTTTGCAACAACATTTCTTTAGCAAAGAAACTCAATAAGCCACTCTGACAACCATCCATGTGAGTGGGTTGAGAAAACAGGGTACCTCCGTTCTCTCTCTAACGGCAAACCAACTCATACCGACCACCATGGTTGCGACCCATAGTGGATTTACCTTATGGAGAATGTTGGATTCGAACCAACGTCTTCTACTTCGTACACTCTGAACCGTCAAATTTCTGGAGTCGAACCAGTATGTTGAACCTCATAGTGCTTTACCATTAAGCTAATTCTCCATGTCTACCGCCATACAATCCTTGTTGTATCATTCGACCACCGAAAGATTGCAATCTCGATGTCTTATGTTCGTATACGTCTATACTCATCGGCGGTAGATGTGTATACACTCCGTTGCTTATCGCACGTCAACGACTGCGGATTTTAACGTCTGGTCTGACGGCAGTAAGAAATTCGTAGTATGGTTTTAATACTTACATTTCTACATATGATTGTTGTCGCTTTATCTAGCGTGTGCAATTATGGAATGGCACAAGACCCTAGGTTGACATCTCTAGTGATGGTTTGCAGTTGTCTCTGACATGTTTTCTCGTCACATGTAACGCCACACTTTTGACACGGTAGTCAGCACCGTATGCTATTTGGGTCTCTTGGGAATCGAACCCAAGCTCAAGTGTACTGATTGCATCCTGCAACGACCCATGTGTGTCAACGGATGTGACTCCGTTGACTATGTTAAGAAAGGAGGTGCACCAAGGAGGAACACAACCCTTGGTACATTATTATAATAACACTTGCAGTCGTATATGTCAAGTATTGATTTGTGTTTTTATGAGAAATAATTTATCTCTGTTAAATGAGATGTTTTATCGTCATACTTGAATTGGAAGATGTTTGCTGGCCCTCGTAATTTTCTGCGAGTTTTACCAATTTTAACATATGTATGGTTCTTGATTTTCTCACGCTCGTCAAAATCAAGTTGCGTGTCAGTCATATACGGTCGCCATAACAACAGAATAATATCTGCGATGGCTTTAAGTGCATTAGAACCTTTGATGTATCTCAAGATTGGTTCATATGGTTTCTTACTTTTTTCTTTGCCAAAGGTGTTTTGAGATTCCTCATTGAACTGACAAAGCATAAACAAAATCAAATTGAATTTCTTAACGTATTCTTTCATTTTGTTTGCATTTTTTGACAACACAGGAATGTCGTCAATGTCAGGTATCAAGTGGAAATGGTCGAATATAACAAAATCCACAGGGAAATCATTGGCATAACACGCTTCGGTAATCTTCTCAAGGTCTTCAATGGTCTTATTTGGTTCGTCAACAAAGCGTACACGCTTATCCAATATAGATGCCACTTGAGAGTAAATCTCAATGCCTTGTTCTGTTTGCAACATCTCGAATAACTCGTCTTCTTCAACCTCAAGAATTTCCTTGACAATTTCAGCTAAGAATTGACCTCGTGGCATCTCCAATGAGAAAATCAAGACATTATCCTTTGAGTCCATCAACCGATGTGCGGCAACCTTGGCTGCAAAGAATGATTTACCTTGGTTGGTATACGCACCAAGCAACACGATTTCTCTACGCTTAACACCATTGATAGCAAAATCTAAGGATGGGAATCCAAGGGGAACACCCTCTTGACCGATGAATGTCTTCATGTCTTCAAACGAGTCTTTAAATCCATGGACTTTTTCCCAAAGTTCTTCACTATTTGAGGCGGTCACATCGAGATAATTTTTGACATCTTCAATGGTTCTATCCCATCTCTTCGCTAACATGGTTGCAATATCGGCAAGCACCATTTTGTCGTTGACTGACTTGCAGAACCGAGATGCTTTTTTATATTGGTCTTCTTTCCTTGGGTATTCTTCCAACAGGACATTCAAGCATGTAATATCTAATGGTTCAGTCTCAAGTGAGCCAATGTCAATATTTTGTACTAACAAGTCGTTATAATCTTTACATTGTTTCTCCATTAGTCCTCCGATAACGTAATCACGGTATTGGATTTCTTATGATATTCATCGACATAATACTCATTGGTATTGCCATTAAATGTCACTTCCCAGTATGTATGGTCGTAATCATCATGTGTTGACATAACCAATGCTTTATGGTTTCGCAATGTTTTTGAGAACCAAACAATGTTTAGAGACTCAGATACCTCATCAACTTTATTGTCTTCGACATTCATGGTAAGCAATACGGCTTCGATACAGTTATCAATAAATTTATTCATTACCATGTAACCTCCTGTGGTGTTCAATAATATTCTTCCCAAGTTCATATATAATCGGAATAGACACGGAATTACCAGCTTGTTTATACAATTGTGCGTTCGATTGTATCTTTGCACAGGTATCAAACTGTTGGTCTGTAAATCCTTGTAATCGCCAGAATTCTCTAGGGGTCAACTTGCGTATTACATTAGGATTGCGACTTAATAATATCTTTGGTTCAATACCACCGCCCTTGACACACGTCAAAGTTGGGGATAACCCATGTGGTGAATATATGCGACCTCGTTGTGGATTGCCAACAAAAGAAGTCGTATTGATTATGTTTCCGACTTGAACAATAGATTGTTCGCTTTGGTTTGGTCTGTATAAAATGTCTTCGGTACATCCGTTTCCAAGATGTCCGATAATGTACACCCTTTCACGGTTTTGTGGTAGTCCAAAGTCTTTTGTGTTATACACACGCCATGCGATACTGTACCCTGCTTTGTCCATTTCAGACAAAACCGAGTAAAATCCACATCCGTTGTCAATTGACAAGAGGTTTTTAACATTCTCAATAAGCAACCATTGGGGTTTATGTTTTGTTTCATGTAATAGCCTCGTAATCTGATAAAACAAACCACTTCGAGTGTTTTCCATGCCGTGTTTAAGACCAGAAATGGATACCGACTGGCATGGAAAACCACCGCACCACAGGTCTGCATACGGCATCTCTGTACCGTTTAATGCACGAATACCTGGTGAAAACCAAAGATTATCCGTTGGGTATAACGCACGGTATGATGCTTGTGCGTATTTGTCTTGTTCGCACCAACCAATGCACTCCATGCCAGCTTTGGTTAAGCCAGAGTGGAAACCGCCGATACCAGCGAATAAATCAATGAATTTCATACAGACCTCCTGTGTTATATCTTTATGGTTTTTAACCTTGGTCGTATCTCATAACCAATACCACCATCAATATCTCGAATAAACCGAACATCGACCAAGTGAGAGATATCACTCACAGGCAGTTTACGCAATTCTTCTTCGGTATAATGGGATGCCAAATGCAGCAACAATGCCATATCAAGACTCTTGCGAACATTTGTGGCAAACGCTCGTGTAACCCATTGTAACATATCCAAACGTGGTTCGTCAACGTACAAATTGTGGTTCAATGACTTTGTGGATTTCAACTTGATGTTTTGGTCTATAGACGGCACAGTATAATTCGTCTCCAACAAAGTCAAAATCTTCTGGCTCAATGTCTTTTGGGATTTCATATGTGTCCATCTCTTTCGTAAAACGATTGTACACCAACAGGTGTGTCATATTAGTAAACACAAGTATTTGACCTTGAGATAACGCACCATTGTTATTAATATCTTCGTTGAAACAATCAAGTTGATATTCATGAGAAAACTTTGGTTTTGCATCCAAGTAATCACATGTGTACTCTTGAATTAAACGCATGTTTTTCTTGAATGGTCGAATGGATGTGAATGTCTTATAGAATGAGTCGTAAGCCACGTTAAATACCTTGTGTGGCATCTTAATGGTTTCCTGAACTTCAAATGTCTCTGCATCGAGTACAGTCAACAAGAACCCATCAACAGTTGCATTTGTCGTGTAGATAACATCCAAGTCGTCACGATAAGACAACGTGTTCATATGACCCAAGCGTGGCTTATCTTTAAACCGTTTTTTGTATACGACCGTACCACAATCGGTACATACACGCATAATATCTTGTGTTTGGTTGTCACTTGAAATGGTTGCGATAACGAATTTATTACGCTTGGTGTCGTAACAGAAACCCTGACATTGGTTGACAGGTGCTTCCAATGGGATTTTGGTAATTAATTGTGTTTTTAACATGGGATGTCTCCAATGTCATAAAATGTATCGTGCAAGAATAGACTCCCATCTGGTTGAATACCATAATGGTCTACTTTGAAATAACCATTGTCATATTCTCTGGAGAAACCACCTAATTGTTCATATCTTGCGTTCAAAATCTTGTATTGCAAGAACAACTCTTGATGTTCTTGTGAGAACAACGCAATAATCTTTGGGTAGTCCGTTGGATTATCCAAGAAATCATCAAAAGAAATATCTTCGTTTAAAACAACTTGACCATATAATTTATGCAATTCATATCCATCCAACTCTTGTAACTTGGATGTCAAGAACTGGTATTCGATGTCTTCTGCTGCTGATTTTGCAATGAGTTCTTCCCATTGTTGTTTTACTGACATCATGTCTGTAAACATATAAGATGGACTTTCGAAATAATCCTCGTATTCACCTTGGCAATACACCAGTAAAAACATATCTGTCATTTAATCACCACCCAATCGTTTGCAAACTCATCTTGTGGCTCTGGTGTGTAAATACCGATGTATCTGCCATTTGTGTCAACAGATAAGAAAACTTTTCTTGTGGTGTAGACAATGTTTGTTCTTTCCATACATAATCTACGAAGTGAACTTCCCAAGACTGGTCGTTAAACATCGGTGTAAATCCAAGGACACCAAACTGTTGTGTAATCGTTTGTGTTTGTGGCGGTCTAGCCAATTGTAATCTTGCGACATATGCCATAGAATGACAAGAAGAACTATTGGTTTCAAACACGCCCTGTCTAATCAGTTTCATGAGATACCCCCTGTGTTTCACAGCATTGAAAATACGAACGTAAATCCGTTTCATTGAAATGTTTAATACCGTTTCTTGTCCGACTTGATGGAGCAAAATATTGTTCAACGGCATTAATATACATAGAGTGTTCACCTTGGTAAAAGGTTTCGTACTCTTCTGTAGATATTTTACCACGGATTTCTAATTGTTGCAACCCCAAGTTATCGAATGATACAACATCGAATATTTTCGTTAATTGCATAACATTAGATTTCCATTCGATATGACTTGGGGTGTTCAAATTGACTTTACCTGTGTTGAAGCCAAAGTCCTTTTCCCCAAGGATTAATAACTTACGGTATTTAACCCCAAGTTCAACCACATCGTTAAAGTCGTCAATACCATTAATTACATGGATAACCGTGTGTGGATAATCTGCAATCCAATCTGGTAGCGATAAACACCCCTGTAAGGAGCGATAAGAGATGCCAAGACCAAATATGTATGGCTTTAGTTGTAACAACCCTGTATCGCCAAATTCAGTAATATAACGCTCGTTCATAGTGATATTGACAATCAACCCAAGTTTCCATAAGTTCTTAACGAATTGGATTAAATCTGGTGTTACTTCATTGACACCCAATGCAATCTCAGTTCCTCTAGGGAGTTTTGCATCGATTAATACCTGTTGTAGAATACCATAGTGACATTCTTGTCCATTCACTAGGGCAGACTCGTGACAAAATGCACAAGTAGATTTTTGTGTTACCGTGTTATAACCATATGGACATTGTGTAGACACACGAATATCAATATTGAGTGGTGTATCTAGTGTTAAATCCTGATGGTCTGGGTATTCGATAATGCGTGTGCCATCTCGTAAATCCAGCCAAATATTGGCATTTCCGTTTGTATATTTCATGATTTTTCTCCTGTAATAAATCAACCAATGTACTTATCGTTAATCTCAAGTAGACTGTGTGGTATAACCTGTAAGTCGTAATCCTTGTATTTAACCAACACCATAGCAACCAAGGCCGTCACCATTCGGCATACACTTAAAATGCCAAAGATGCCAATCGTCAATGCAATGAGCGTTGGTTGTTGCATATTTAACACCAACAGTAAAATCACATATAGTGTCCAATACAGAACACGAAAGGTAAATACTGGATGTTGTTCAATTAGTTTTTTCATGTTTTATCTCCTGTTGTAATAAAAAATCGCCCCATTGTTTAGCCATCGCATCTGCCATGCCCTTGAAAGTCTTAGAGCGTAACCGTCTACGTTCTTCGGCAGATTTTGTTTCGGTCAATGCATCTGAAATCCATTTTTGCATACGCTTGCCACTTTTAAAAGTAAGCGTCTCACCCTCGTCTACGACATTCGTAGATTCTAACAGCGGTAAACCCTTGAGCCATAAACATGTTGTTTACCGTGCTTGGTCGCCAAACATAAATGGTTGAACGATTTGGTCTGGCTTGCGGTATCTCGTTGACATAACACCAACAGGGTTTTCTACCGCAATATAATCAATGTTTGTATTCATAAGTGCCATAAAGAAGTTTGCACCATCTTCTTGGTCTTGCTTACGATTTGGAAACTTTGGATGTGGTCTGCGGTCTTTAATCGGAAGATGTTTGTCCTTAGGATGATAATACCATTTTGCACCACTAGATGTCAAGTATGTGCATGGCGGATGTGCAATCATGAGGTGCCATTTATCGACAAACACAAGATTACCGCTTTGGGTAACACCGCCTTTACGCTTGATTACTTGTAGTGCATCATCTTGGATATGCCACTCTGGATGTCCACCAGAGCATTCAACCAAGTCACAGCTATAGGCGTTAAACCCAAGTTTTCTAAAGGCTGCACAAACGGTTTGAGACTCTTCGCATGCAATTAATACATTCATTAGAACTCAACCTCCTGCACCCATTGCTCCAAATAATCAAAACCTGTTCCATCTAGCACTTCTAATGAAAAGTACTTTTTACCATCTTTCACAATGGCTTTATTTTCGCAATAAGCGGTAATATCGTTTGAACCGAATAAATCTTCATAAGATACAACTTTCATTTTCATAATTCAACCTCCTGTTTCGGATATTTAACAACACGCACGTTTAACTCTGGTGCGTACTTATTGATGTCTTCTCGTGTCTTTAATAATGCCTTTCGACCTGTCGCATCACACTCTGGATTATCAACAGCCAATGCGAATGTGATATCTCCATTATATCGCTTTTGCAACTCCCAGAGTAAACCGATTTGGTCTTTAGTTAAGCGACCACCAAGATACCCAACACATGGTACACCTTGTTGATGTGCTGACATAACATCGAGATAACCCTCGGCAACATGCAGTACACCGTTTGGTTTTAACATCTTAATAGCACGATGATAATTAAACAATAGTTGTCGTTTAATGAACACATCGTCTTCTCTTGTGTTTTTGTACTTAGGTTCATTGGTCTCCTCTAGTCGTCTCTTGGAAAATCCAACGATACGACCATAGGCATCTTGAATTGGAATGACAATCCCTGAAGATTGCACTCCCAAGAAACCACCAGCATCATAGCCAATCAAGAACTCGTCTAGGATTGCATCATTGATACCACGCTTGATATTCATGTATTCACGAACGGCATCAACAGCTTTGTGATACTTCATGGCAACCTTAGTGTTTTGACCTACGATGCTTTTCTGCTTTTGGTATGTTGGGTCATCTGTTGATACCTCGTACTTTTCTGCCAAGGCTTCTACCGCTTGATAGAACGGAAGACCCTCTACTTCTGCATAGAAACCGATGGCATCACCAGATGAACCACATCGGTGACAATAGTATCGGTCACCCAAGATACAGAACTCTGTTGGGTTATCCCCATGACAAATAGGACATGTTCCTCGTGGCACTTTACCGCCGTTTCGTGATAACGTGGTGTATTCTTCCACGAGTTCTTGTATATCTATCTTATATCGTAGTGTTGAGATTGTGTTCATACCAATTATATTCCTCCTGTAGTTTTTTAATCAAAGTATTCATCTCATAATCTATTGTATCATCAAAACAACACTTTAGCAAGTATAATGTGTTAACTAGTTCTCTCACAGGGACAGGCTTGTTGTCTCTGACTTCTATAAGCGGTAGATACTCACTAATCGGCTCAACGTGTGTAATGAATTTTGGGCTAACCGAACAGTTGCGAACAACTCGTTCACGGTCAACTAGATATAACTCCTCAAATGGACTATATGGATTTTCCACATGCTCCAACACACTCAATAGTTGTTGATACGATGTTTCAATACTACGGACAATCTCCTCAGCATTATCAAAAGAACCTTTGATGGTTGCTCTGCGTTTATTGATAAATTGAGACACAGGCATTTGTTTATGTGTCATAGCAGACTTTTCACTAAGATAACAAAAGTCTTTATGTCTAAGAGATGTCAAGTATTCTCCATTAGATAGAATCAATAAACCGTCATCTGTTGGTTGTATTGTTTGATACCCATGTTCATAAATTAGCTCCATCAACTTTATTAGATTCTTTCGTATATCCAGTGAGTACAATAAATGAAAGTATCTTAAATTGTCTTCAATCTTCATGTTACCCCCAATAATTTAAATCTGACATTTCCCATATCTCAAGCTCTGTCTCTGGATGTGGCTTGCGAATAATAAATATAAACGTCTCGTTCTTCATGTAGTCAAAGATAAACAAATATGAACGCTTATCTCTTTGATATGAGCCAAAGCCAATATGTTCGATATTCCAATTTCGTGCAAAAGGTCTTATTTCTTCTTCAAACACAATCCTGAGTGCATTGCCGACCAACTGATAATCAAATGGCTTGTGAGTATCTGCAATAGATTCTAATTTGAGAAATACTTCTTCTTTATTTGCTGTTTTTAGCTTGGCTAAATATTTATGGCTATTGAGTCTAGTGAAGAATGTATTCACATTTATATCTTCAATTTTTCTCTTTGGCGTTGGTTTCTTCTTGTTAACAACCAAGAACCCTAGTTGGTTAACTCTACGCATTGTCATCTAACCATTTCTTAATGTCAAACTGTTTACGTTCTCTAACGGTTGTGTTTGTATTAGCTTTTGCGAATTGAACTGCATTTAACTCGTTTGCCTGAATAAATAGGTCGGTTAAAGACATCTCTTTATATTCCAACGAGTTCATGTATTTATGTAACTTCAACATAGAGTTTTCGTCAACCTGCATAAAGAATGAGCGAACTTTAAAGAACTCAGATGTTGGTTTGTTATTTTTGAACGCACCATTTTTGGTACACTTTTTAAAGTATTGCATGGCGAGTGTCCATGCTTTTTTCTTTGGTTCTTGTTTTTCAAAGTCGGTTGCCATGATGTTCCTCCTGTCTGATAAATAGTTTGTTTCTGACTTGTTGTACCATCATTATAGCATACCTGTATTACCAAGTCAAGGAAGTTTTTATCTGACTAAGAAAAATACAATCGGCTTGCCGATTATTGCGAAGCAATTCATATGGTTTGTCGTGTATCTTATGTTATTCGAACGTAGTGAGAATACATAAGATACCAAACAAGTATTCCACTACTGTATGAAAACCTTAAGTAGAAAAACAGAGAGTGAAAACATATGTATGGGGAACAACAGTTTTAAGACCAAAGTATTAATAACCAAGGTATGAACAACCAATGTATTCCATACCAACGTTTTAATCCAAAGGTATTCATACACAAGTATACTTAGGTATTAATACACAGGTATATTCTTATGTATTAATACTAAGGTTTGATAGGGTATCACAAAAGTCTAAATTTGTCAAGGATAAATATCACAATTTTACACAAAATTTTAGACATAAGAATTACATTGTTTGAACGCCAAAATACCCAAGCCGTATTTGACTTGGGTTGATTTTGGTTCTCAATATTTGATTGTTAATCTTTGTTAGAATGGGATGGAGTCATCCTCGGAGCCACCAAAAGTGTCTCCCATAGCAGAACCACCAAAGGATTGAACACTATCGGATGCAGAACCACCGAACGCACCGCCAGAGCCACCTGTGATTAAGTCGATGATTTGAATACCCTTGAGTTTGAGTGAAACACCGTACATTGTTGGTGTTTCATACGGTCTTGCACCCAACCATAATGCAACTTTAGAGCCTTTCCAAATTTGTGTTTTGGTGTCCATTGGTTTTTTGTTGCCATCAACTAATTGGATGATGTTCTCATGAACTGTACCGTTTTTGTCAGTAAACTCAGTCTTAGTAGTCGCCTTTAATTGCCATCCGTACTGTTTAGATTTAGTTAATGGGAACTTAGGTCTATCAACCTCTTTTTCTTCGTCTACACGAGAGTTATGGGTTTCGGATTGCTCCCAGATGCCCATCAACTGTTGTTGTAACGCTTTGGCATCTGCATCATCCAGTTTAATGGTAATGGTATATTTGTTTTGACCCATGTAGTCGTCAACGACACCATTAATCTTACAGAATACAGACTCACCAACAGGAGTCACAACATCCACGATTTTTTCGTTTACTTTTGCCATATGCTTTTGTTCCTTTCCGTTCGGAAAATACTTTTGAAGTTCAATCAACTTCACTTGCAATTATACACCACTTGTGATATAATGTCAATAACGAATAAAAATGTTTTCAAACAGGAGGTAAAAATATGGCAGACAACTTTATTCACTTGCATCTGCACTCACAGTTTTCCAACTATGGGATGAAAGATGCAATTAGTTCTGTAGATGGTATCATTAAGCGTATACACGAACTTGGACAACGAGGGTTTGCACTCACAGACCACAATGGTTGTTCAGGCTTGATTGATACATATGTGCATCTACAGAAATATAACAAGAAACATGGCACAGATTTAAAACTTGTGATGGGGTCAGAGTTATATTATACATATGATGTCCACATAAAGGACAAATCATATAATCATATCTTGTTTCTTGCGAAAAATCAAGTCGGACTTGAGAACTTGTTCAAGTTAACAAGTGAAGCACATAAACACTATTATTACAAGTCAAGATGTGACCTTGATATGATACGCAAGTACTCAGAGGGTTTAATCTGTACATCGGCATGCATGGGTGGATGGCTTAAGGGTGATAATCGTGAGTCGTTAATTCCGCAGTTCAAAGACATCTTTGGTGACGACTTATATTTTGAAATCCATACATATCAACATGAAGACCAAAAGCGTTTTAATGCAATGGTTGCAGAAATGGGTGCAAAATATGATGTACCATTGATTGCCGCTTGTGACTCTCATTATGTGTATGAAGAAGATTACGCTTTACATAAGGCTTTCCGTGGTCGTTCTCAAGATGACGATGAAGACCAATACTATGGTTCAAACGACTTCTTTATCCAATCGGAAGCGCAGGTATTCGACCGTCTATATCCACAATTTGGTGTTGATATGGTTGAAGACATGGTGAAGAATACCAATATTATTTTTGACAAATGTAATACACAAGTTGATTTCAACTTGGATGTCTATCCAAAGTATGTTAAAGATGGCGATGTAAAACCTGTGTTTTTAGATGCGTTGAGACAGGGGTATAAACAAAAGATTTTAAATCAGGTGACCCCAGAATTTAAGAAACGTGTTGACGAACGTGTCCCACATGAGATTGATATTTTGGAGCAAGTTGGTTATATGGACTATCTGTTGATTACCAAAGATATTCTCGATGCTTGTCGTGAACGTGATATTCCAGTTGGACATGGTCGTGGTTCGGTTGGAGGATGCGAGTGTGCATATTTACTCGATATTACATCTTTGGATGCTATTACAAACAACTTGTATTTTGAACGGTTTGCAAACCCCAATCGTGTATCACCCCCAGACGTTGACAACGATTGCTCTAAGGTAAGACGAGGAGAAGTTATTCAATATCTTGAAGAAAAATACAAATATGTCTATCAATGTCGTACATTTTCCTACATGAAAGCATCTGGAGCATTAAAAGAAGCTGCACGATGTCTAGGCGTAGACCATACTATTGCAGATGCCTATTCAAAGAAAATCAAGGATGTATCTTTTGACGATGATGAAGATTTCCATGATAACGACCTTGAGTATGCAAAACTTGATTATATAAATGATGGTAAACATCAAGAGATGTTTGAACTCGCTAAGAAGCTGGTCGGTATTATGACTGGCTTTGGGAAACACGCATCGGCAGTCATTGTTTCAAACCAAGATATTACCAAGTATTGCTCACTAGAGATGCAAAAAAATTCTCAAACAAAAGAAGAAACCTTTGTGGCATCCACAAACTTTAAACATTTAGAGTCTATGGGTTTTCTAAAAGAGGATATTCTTGGTCTTAGAACCTTGGATGTAATCAATGATTGTGTAACGATGGCTGGTGTCAAAAACAGTCTTGACTTGGCAAAATTACCTTGGGATGATAAACCTACGTTAGACTTGCTATGTAAAGGTGATACACTTGGAGTATTCCAAATGAAATCACAAGGAATGGTAAGAACTCTTAAAAGTATTGCCCCAAAGAACTTTGTCGATTTAATCGCTGTGGTTGCCCTGTATAGACCAGCGTGTATTTTAACAGGCATGTTAGATGAGTATATTGACCGCCGTAATGGTAAGCCGTTTGAGTACTTAGATGAACGATTAAAAGAACCATTAGGTGAAACATATGGTATCATGGTGTTCCAAGAACAAATTATGCGTGTGTGTCAGATTATCGCTGGATATTCAATGGCGGAAGCAGATACGGTAAGACGTGCGGTTGGTAAAAAAGACCACGATTTAATGCAAGAGATTACGGCAGAATTTGTTGACCGTGCGGTTGCGAATGGTACAGATAAAGATGTGGCGAAACAAATTTTAGACATGATTATTGCAGCGGCGAGCTATGGATTTAATAAGGCTCACAGTCAATCATACGGCTACATGGCATACATAACGGCATACCTCAAGGCACACTATCCGCTCGAATTTTATGTGGCAACTATTAACTCCGAAGATGGCAACCAAGAGAAAATCTTGCCGTACATCCAAGAGATGCAACGCAAGGGCATCAAGATATTACCACCTGACCTACGCTACAGTGAACGTGAGTGGACAGTCGAAGATAGTTCTGTGCGTGTTGGTCTTTCGTACATCAAAGGTATTAACAAGATTGAAAAACCACACGAATATACAATAGATGCCATCTTTAGTAAATACTCTAAGTTGCAATTACAGGGTCTAGTCGGTAGTGGTGCATTAGACTTCTTGGGTAATACACATGAACTCATGGCGTTAATTCCTGAGTATAAGTCATATGATAAAGACCGCAAGAACGCTTTGCATAAAATACATGAGTGGCAATCTAAGTTACAACAACACGAAGACACCATGTATACAAACGATGGATTGTTCTCTGATAAAGAATTAAAGTCTTTGGATAAAAAGAAACAGAACATCGAAAAGAAAATCCAAGAATGGACAGACAAGTATAACTCTATAATGCTCATAGAACGCCCAAATTTGAGCTCTAAGGTGCCTGTGGTATCTCTTAGGTATGAATACCTTGGGTGTACGTTTGAAGACCCTTTAAAAGCATATAACACAAATTTAGCCAATGGTCGTGACGTCAAGGCAATCATTGTGTCTGATTTTAAAACGAAAACAACCAAGGCTGGCAAACCTATGGCATATGTATTCGACCATGTTGGCAACAAGTATGTCATGTGGTCTAACTACTTGGTTGAGTTACAGGTCGGTACAGGATATTATATCCAAGTGCGTGGCGACACAATCACAAAGGTTAAGCCATTGGAATTAAAACAAAATAACGCTTAAAACGCAAAAAATGGGGAGTATACCAATTACGGTATACTCCCCATTTGTATTATGTAGAATATTTAACATACTAAAAAGACAATATCGGACATCCACTCTTGTCCGCTAGAGAGATGAAGAAGACCACCTCCGCTAACCCTTGGCGATTTTATACACAAGGGCAGTTCCAAGAACAATGTTTAAAATTTTACTGTTGCGGTTCTGTTGTTGTGCTTTCTTGATTATCTCTTTTTGCTGATTCAAGTATATTTCTGCTTTCTCTAATGATAGCCTTTGCATTTGTAGCATCTGTTCTTGCTGCCTTAACGAGTTCTGTGCTTCTATCAATAGCTGCCGTTGTTCCTCGAGTTGCTTCAAGGCTTCGAGTAACGCTTGTTGTGACTCGTTCGTTGACATCTTGGCTATGCTCAACTGCTGTTCTAATTCGTTGATTGTATTCAACTGACTGTCTATTGTATTCTCCAGCGTGTCGAAGTTCTTCATTAGCACGTTGTATTGGCTTTGTGTCAATACGACTGTCTGCTCTGATGTAGCTCCAGATACAGATGGCACACATAAGAATAATCCCAAGAATAATAATACCGTTACGCTTTGGATTCGACATAATGTATGTTCTAATATTTTCATTCATCGTATCTCCTGTGTATCTTGTGCAGATGGCACAAGTGTGCCACGCTCATACTCAAGATTCTCTAAGATTGAAATTTTTTGTTGCAATAACGCACGTTCTTGTTTCGTTACCTGTAGTTGTACTTGTGTTTCATGCAGTTCTCTCTCGGTTTCTTCCAATTGTTTCTCGTGCGTATGTATACCACTAAACAATAGATACACACACACGAATAATCCAATTAGACACACTGAGAAGACAGTACCAACTGTTTTCCATAATGGAGGTTTCTCGATGTGGAAATTCATATGTTTATCCCCCATTCGTTATTAGCGATAAACCGTGCGTTACCACGCAAGTTGTCACCACCAGACCACTCTGGGTCTCCTTGGTGGAGAACCCATAAATCCCATCGTTCACACGTTGAGTCTGGGCCGTAAGTATTGTTTGGGTATGGCGTTGGGTCGTTATAACACAAGTCCATGCCGTCTTTGTTGTCGGCGGCTTCGGAGTGAGTCATAACATGCTGTATGTCCAAAGGAATACCAATTTGTACACACAATAGTGCAATTACATAAGACATTGCGTAAATTTGTGCTTCTGTTGGAGGTTCTGTGCCCATATTGTAGATGCCAGTCGCATCCCAACAACCGTTCATTACGATGCCGATTGAACGACTGTTTCGCATATATGTGTGATCACGGTGTTCTGTTAAGTCATCAACATCGGTAAACAAATTGCCGTCTTTATCAATGCAGATGTGATATTTGTCTGTGTGACTTTGGTTATAATAACCAGCACTCCAATGTAGATAAATGTGATCAATATAACCTCGTGCGTTTGTTGCCATGGTTATCAACTCGTCTTTTGTTAATTGTCTCATTTCGTATCACCCTTTTCGTCATTAATTACAGGAACATTTGTTTGTTGTCGCATGTGTGCTTTCGAGTCCAGTTCGTCAGATTCACCATCGCCATCTGAATCAATAAGAGCGACACCATACGCAAGAAGTCCTGTTACAGTTTGTGTAGAGAAGATAACGGAAACAAACAACCTTAGCTCCGTTAAGAGAGACACGAGAATATTTACGTTTAGTCCGATGTGCATCGCATAGATTGCATATAGCCATACAATCAGGTAAATGAATATCGGAACAAAACTGGTTGTAATTACAAATTTTACGAATTGTAGAGAACGAATATTCCCATGGGTTTCTCTCAATCGACCCCAGTATTCCTTGGCTTTAGAAAATATTGTGTCCATTGATTACCTCCGAGAGTATTCTTCCAAGGCATCAATGCGTTGTCCAATATGTTTTATATCACTTTCCATTCCACTAAGTTTGATAGACATGTTGTATCGGTCAACACGACCTGTTTCAATATCCTTGAGAATTGCGGCAATAGTTGTGCTTAAGTTGTCAATTGAGACTTTTAATGGAGAAATAATCATGACTTTAAAAACAAAGCCGATGAAACTTCCAACAAACACAAGTATGCCACATATCAAGGAAATCATCGTAAGTAGTTCCATTGATTGCCTTTCGTATTAAAAACTAAGGGAGACGGTGGTGTCTCCCATGTTGTATTATAAGCTGTCAGAGGATTCTAAAATTGTATTGTTTCTATATCTGTAGATAACGTAGTATGGAGTTTGTTTTACAAAGAATACATTAGAAGTACCAACTTGTAAAGCCTTTCCAATATAGTCTTTTGATTTGTTATCAGATGCAGATACTTGACTAAAGAACCTTTCTTCTTCTCGTCCATATCCTTCTGCCTGATAGTAAGAGAAATCTAATTTAAGATTAACCCCATGTCCAATGCCTTTAGCAATATTTTGGAGAGATGAGCCACTATAAGGAGCCCACATTTGGCTAGTGAGTGCATCGTCTATGATTAAGGTGTCAATATCGCTAACCTTAGTCTTAACATAATTTTTGATTTTTTGGAACTCACTTTGACCAAGCGTTGGTTGATTGTTTTTGTCTCCAATATGATTCAACTCAACAACTTTATTGTTGTAGATTGAAACACTTACTTTATCGCTACCACCTAAGCTGAGCTCTTTTGTCTCAACAAAAGAGCCTTTATCAAATACAGCGTTTAAATTACCAAAGGCAATATTAATATCTGAAATATGATTATCAAGATACCCAAAATATCCAGCCGTATATGAGTCTCCTGCATTAGAGCTTGAAACAGATACATTTGCAAGTCCATCTGAATTAAATTCAACAGTTTTATTATCAATTTTTACTTTAAAGTGTGGTTCGCCACTAAGAGTAAAGTTTGGATTTCCAACTAATAATGTTGACTGTAAAGCTATTGGTTTATAATCTGTTCGTGGCATTGGTTTGCCCCAGTTAGAAATAACTGCTGAGAGAACAGAGTCAACAGTAGAGTCGTCACACCAGATGTTGTTCTCCAACAGTTTATTCCGTGCTTGTTCGGCTGTAGATGGTTTACCGCCTTTTAAGCTATCAAGCCACTCTTGTTCTGTACCAATGAAACCGTTGCGAACGGCAACACGATATGCATCGTCACCGTCACGACCGTCTATACCATCTCGACCCGGTTTACCCTCAAAGTTTGGGATAGCAACATTGACCTGTATAGGGTCAACCAAAGAAATTTTTGTAATAGTATCGTCTGCCATAGTTTATCTCCTGTAAAAAATTAATGCATAGAAATGTCATGGATAATCTCGATGTCACCCATACAAACTTTATAAGACTTATTATCCTTGAGAAGAAACACATCGTATTTACCCTTGCGTATTCGTTCATCAATACCAAGAGTTATGTCATATCCAATTTGTACCAAGACTTGATTGCCACTAATCGAACACATTGCCGTACACAAGACATTATTTTTCATGTCTCTGATTTTGCATACCGCAGATGCATCGTCTAGTGTAAAATCAGGGTTTTGACTATTGATGATATACAGACGTTCCCAATCAGCACCAGTATGTAATGTCTCAGGTACATCAATCACATAGTTGATATTAATCACCTGCCTTTATTAGATTTAATACAACCGTTATCCACCCAGAGATTGTATGCTCAAATGATGTGCTATTGTTTTTACAATAAGCAATACCATCTGAGTTGATACCAACGAGATAATCAGAGCCACGATATAATGGGAACTCTGGAGCTTTAACAATCGCACCAACATTTGGAGAATTAAATCTGTCGTCTGCCATTTGGAATGATACGATTGTTGCTCTATATTTAGAACTTGGGTATTCTTCCGTATAAACGGCATCCCCATGCTTAATCCTGAAGATTAATGCTTTAGAAGAACCGCCTGTGTTATCAGATGGTTCTTCTGGTGTAATCTCTGGCTGTTCAATCACATAGGGTTTAATCTCACCGTTAACCAATTGTATTTCCCATGTGTTATAGAACTGCTCGGTTTCAATGGCGGTTGTTCCATCTATATGTACCTCAATAGGTGAAGAACACACGCATAGACCAGTGTTATTATCAAATATATAGAACATATGTTATTACCCTTTCTTGCCAATCACAAGAACATATAGAACGCCAAAAGCAAGGAAATTGTTTATCCAGTCATTACCGCCATTGCCACCGCTAGTATACTTAATAACGTATTTACTTTGGCATACAGCTTTTCTACCTTGTAAGCCAACAATAAAACCATTGTCATTGTTATTTGGTTGATTACCTTGGAGATAAACGGTACACCCTTTTACCATTCTATCCCATTGCCTATCCCATTCTCTTCTTCCGCTAGATGTTGAGCCATCACGAATATGTTTTTCCGTAAAGTTGTACCCAATCGGTACAAAAGTGCACTCACTAACACTATAGTTGCCAATCGGTGGAACATCTTGACCGTGAGCCACAGTAAGAATCGCATAGTCAATATTCTTGACTTTAAATCCAGCGTTTATAATTGAGTCAGCACTAATAGTTGAACCTGTGATATTAGCACCACGGATATTACCATTAGGGTCAACAGAGAATGTTCCGTTGTCATTTCTAATGGTAGAACTTATGATTGTACCACTATGGACATCCCCCAAGTTAGCACTAATAGCACTCAAGGAGTCAGCTTTAATCTTGTCAGCAGTTACTGCATTGGCTTGCAACATTTTATCTGTAATAATGTTGTCGTCAAACTTAGCTTGACCTGTGACATGAAGCAATCGACCATCAATCAACGTGCCTGCGGAAGACAAATTGATTTTCGATACCAGCTTGTCGCCTGTCAAGTTTTCTTCAACTTTTAGTTGAATAGCACTAGCAGTTTGTGTCAATTGAGAAGACATCTCACTTTTAGCATCGTCAATCTTCTTTTGTACGCTTGAGGAGATGCCATACACAGTCTGAACCATTTGTGTCAAACGACCATCAATAGCGTTAACTTGAGTTAAAATCCCATTTTTAGACTGTGTGATTTCAGACCGTAAAGTATTTTCTGTGTTTGAAATCTTGGTTGTGTTTGCTGTTACATCATTTTTAATACCATCTACTTTATCACTAAGAGTAGAGACAAAGTTTTCAATCGTGGTTAAACCAAGAGCTTCTCTATCGAGCATCTCTGCATCAATAGTTGCTTTTACTTGAACTGTTTGTTCAGGAGAAAATTCTCCAAGTCCAAAGTAATCTTCAAAAGCAACAGACACGTTATATAAACCACCATCGCTATTGTATACAAACAAAGGTTCTTTAGTTCTGTAGTCTGTACCGTCAATACGAACAACGGCTTCGCAACCTTTTGGAATCGCATTGTAGTTTACTCTAAAGGATTGCAAGAATGATTTAATCGTTACAGATGGAGCGGTTGGTTTCGGTAGATTATACCCATACTTAGTAGGAGCACTATAGATTTCCTCTGAGTTAACTGCATAGACCCAAACAGTACCATTCCGACCAATTCGGCTTAAATCAATTTCTCCGCTAATTTCCGATGTCATTAACAATAGATTATCTGTAGACAAAGAATCAGACGAACGTACTTCATATCGGTCTATATCTGCGGTTGTCACACGTTTCCATGAGATGGTTGCATTTTCCTTAGTAAAACGAATCACAACATTCTCTGGTGCAGATGGGTTACCAACCTTAGGAACAATCGTATAAATGTATGTTACCATCGATTCTTCATGTGGCAACTCTTTAGAATCATACGGTATAATCCTGAAATGGACTTTGTCATTTTTCTTAAGACCAATCACAGGCATGATACCATGGCTAATACCATAGACTTTCCAATCACCGAGTACACCGTCACGTTCAATCTGAACCGAGACTTGTGAATATCCATAATTGATGTCGTTTGGTTCTGTAAACACAAGCATAGCATCATATGTGGGAACACCATTGACTTTTTGTCTATAGACTTGTTCAACAGATACATTCTCTACAGGTTTTACAGTTTCAGGTGTTAAATTAATCTCTTTTGAATTATCCCCTGTAGGGGCGAATACTTTAAGAGATGCACCAAAGGCATCGTCATAGATTGATGGATTGTATTGTTTAGCAGAAATTTCAAACGTGCCATCTTCTTCTTTCATTTCAACGATACGCACTTGTTGATTTTCAAACAAGGTTTGTTTTTCGCCATTTTCATCAATGTATGTTTTTGTGACTGTTACAACATCGCCAGCTTCAAGATGGGATGCCATAAGACCTGTCTTAAATGTTACCGTAATTGGACATAAGCGAATAATATCTCGTGCGATTTTCCCAAGTCGTAAGCATTGGGTTTGTCTGCGGACACCCTTAAACTCAATATCTTGTTCTACAGGGCGACCAATGCCAATCGGTGGTGGTAATTGGTTTGTTGCATCTTCAACGATTAATTTAACAGCAGTATAATCCAATGCAGGTTCCACATAAGTTAAATTAAACTTGTTTGGACTTTGTTCGATGGATGCACCTTTGTAAGATAATGAGTTTTCAACGATATTATCATCATTAAATGCATACACAGGTGTTTCCAATCGCTCACACCGTAGTTTGATTTTATTGTTTGAGAATACAACGAAACCAAGGAATGAATTTAAGATTGACTGCATGTTTTCTAAATGAGATTTTGTTTCATTAAGAATTATATCAAGCTCATATCGTTTTTCTGATTTCGTTACACCGTATGGGTCGTTATATGTAATTACTTCGTCACAATAATTTGCAACATCCGTGAATGATTCCATATCAAGAACCTCTGGCGTAATGTATTTACCAGCACCATAGACATCATTTGTTAAGTAATCATACAAGCATACCGCTGGGTTTTTAGAATACTCAGTTTTGCCTGTACGCCAATCATACACCTTGCGACCTCTAACGATAGCAGTAATCGTTGGATTGCCTGCACCCATTTTATCAGTATAACGCAAGTCTGCAACCATGTAAGCAATATTTGGATAACCGCCTGTTGTTTTGTAAGTCGATGGAGCTTCCGCATCGTGTTTCCCATCGTATAATACAACAGTACTTTCTTTGGCATCTTGCTCACCGTTTGTCGTGAAGAATACGTCTTTTTTATAACAAGGTAGGACATCTGTTGTTTGTATCTTGTTCGGTGAATCTTGACAAATTACAGGGTCTACAAGTTCCCATCCGTCTTTTTGTAAGTCGGATAAATATGTATCACCCAAGATAATCTGATAGACTTTACCAAACGTATTACACGCAAGAGAATACTTGTCGTCAATCTTAGTATTATCTTCTGTTAAGAAAATGTATGTTTCTTTGCCGTTTGCTTTGAGAACCAACTTAGGAAATTTATTAAAGTCTTTATAGTCAATATCGTCTTGATAAATGGATTGTTGTGATGTAGATGGTAATTGTACTATACCTCTAAAGCCTTTAGACGGTGCAGAACCGCCTGTGATTTGAGCGGTTGCATCTTGCCATTTATTATTACGGATGCCAAATATATTGACTTTCTTCGATACAGAACCACCGTTTTTAATCGGCAGTAAATATCCGTTGGCAGTTGCACCGAAGAAGCCATCAATTTCACCCTCACCAACAATAACATGCTTTAGTAATTTACGACCGTTAACATCCATATGATGATACGTTTGTAAACCGCCAGCTTTAGACTGACCGTAAATAATTGGGATTGTGCCCTCAGATGTCACTTGGTTATTCTTAGAGTCAAACGTAGACTCTGGTGTATGATTCTTTTGTTTATCAAACAGTCCACCAATGGCAGAGCCAAGAGATAAACCATACATGGCTGCGGTAAATGCTTTTACACCACCTAGGAACGCCCATGGAGCACCAGCACCAAAGCCAAAGGCGATAGCCGCAGCAAGTCCAAGGAATTTACCAACACGACCTTTACCGCCTTTTCCTCCGCCTTTACCCATATGTCACCTGCTTTCTATGTTCTGACTGTAAATTCAAATGGCACAGACAAGAATCCTGCATATCGTTTTTGATTGTTATGTCGCTTGCAGTCAGATGGAGTTTTGTCACACCCAGCTTGTACCGTACATTGTTTATTTAATAAAAAGTTTGTCGCCTGTAATAACGGATATTCTAATTTAACAGTTTTATTAGTAATAAAACCAACGATTTTTCTTGCTTCACCCTCAACGATTAATACACCATTGGTATAGTCTTGTTCAGACACCGTGGTATTTAACGTAACTTCATATCCGTTGTTAGTTTGTTGTATATTTGTAATTGTTGGTGTCATTTGTTTAACAACGGCTTTACATGATGCATCGCCAAATACAGATGTGCAAGAATATTGCGTTCTGCGACCACCACGCACGTTCGGAACATCGCTTGTGACTGTTACCTTAAAGATGCCGTCACTAGATAGTTCAGGTGAGTCAACTCGACCCATAAACACAGGTTTAATCAATCGATTATTCGCAAGAGACTCAGGATATAAAATCCTGTAGATATAGATGCGACTACCTGTGAATGGTATGCCTTTGAACAACAGTTGAGTAAACTTATCAGTAGCATTAGAAATTTCTAATTCGCATGAGTCGATAGAACTGTCAACGGTTTTATTGATTTCCCCTCGGCGGATTGGTAACGCCAAGTAAGTGTTGCCGTTGAATTGTATATTTATATCACATGAGCATAAATATAATGTCATGTTAGGAATGTGCACTTCGTAAAGTTCGATGTCAAACACCGAACCGCTTTCCAAAGCATCACGAAACGCAACAGGTAGATTAATCATACATCCTCCTGTTAGATTACTTTTTCAATTTGTACGCTTGCCGTAAACCCAACGGCATTACCGTGTGTGCCATTCTCGATTGTAAAGTCTCGTAGCACTTTTAGATTGAACTCGTTGGTTGCAAAACGGCAGATTTGTTCTTTACCAAACTCATCGGTAAACACAAAATGTCTTGTGTTACCACCAACAGTTTCACAAAAGTCTTCAAATGTCTTTTGTTGTTCTGTTGTTCCTCGTAACGAGATATTCCAAGTTCTTGTCGGTGTTACCGCATTTTGTCGTACTTGTTTTTTACCACTTGCGAATACAACTTCTTGTGTAGCGAACTTGAGACCTTTTTCAACCTCGAATATATACGGTAAAGGAAACTTAGGTAAATTAGCCATTAGTTATTCCTTTCTTGACGGAAACCACAATAGAATAATGGTTGCCAATAACTGCGTTTAAAAACAGCAGATAACGACTTATCGGTGATACATGGAACTTGCATCGCCAGTATTTGTCCATTTTGTAAATAAATTCCTGTATGTAAATCACCATCAACATTGAATACCACAACATCACCATGTTGTAAATCATTCGCATCTCTGACCTTATTAAAGTATTTCAATAAGTATCGTAAGAGTCGCATTTGATGGTTCTTGTGAAAATCTTCACACGACACAGGGTCTTTCTTCCCATCATCAAAACAATGTGTATATCCATGGTCTTTATACCACATTCTACATACATCAGCACAATGGTATTGACCTTTTGATTTATCAAAGCCATATTTCAACCCAAGGTATTTCGTTATGTCTTCCATATGACCTCCAAAGTAAAAAATAATAGAGGGGTAAATACCCCTCTATCTATAGTATCAAACATTCGACTTTTGTAACACGATTTTATGATTGTTTTAATTTCCCCAATGCAATGAGTTTTTGGTATTTAGACAAGAAATCTTGGTCGGATATTGTTTGTTTTACAAACACAGGTTGAGCAATAGATTGTTGTGAACCAGAACTATTGTTCGCCATATAGTTCATACCCTTAGTCATAGCGTTGGTATTAGCAACCATTTGGTTCATTAATCGGTCTTGTCTCTTAGTTGCATCCGACATCGCACCATGTTTTGTTTCCTCATGTTGCCACTTCGGTTCGATACCACTTGTTACACCGACCCCAAGGTCTTTTGCCGCTTGATTAAGTAATTGACGACCTCGTGCTTTATCTGAGGTAGGAATAATCCATTCTTTTTTACCACCCTCACCAACACGGACTAATTGGTCTTTATCAACAGAACCGCCACCAGCGAATTTTAACAAGCCAAACTGTTTAGCAAAACCCATGACAGTACTAAGTGTACCCATCCATTTGTTATTACCACCGCCAGCAATCTTCATGCCAGCATTGATATATTGAGATACATCGGTTTTACCGTCTTTATCTGTGGCGTTCTCTGGTAAGTCTACCTTGGATGCATCGCCTTGGACATTACCATATATTACCGCATCGGTAAATGTCGCTTGTTGCCAAGCAGTACCGTTTTGTGTATTAGCCATGAATGTCTCAAAGTTTTTATCAAGATTTCGTGTCGATTGAGCAGTTAACATTTGATGGTCTAGACTTTCGTCAATACCTCCAATGTTTTTACCGTCTTTACCATCGCCACCCAACACAGGATTGATACCTTTTTGATATTTCTTATCGAATCTCTTTAGTAAGTTCTGTAGCAAACCACCATTACCGTCTTGGATTTTAAATATCATTTTTAAGGCATCTTCGGCAAGTTGTTTCCACAAGTCTTTCCAAATGTCTTTAAACTTTTTACCCTCAAATAACAATCCATGGAATACATCGTGCGTTTGTTGCTTGATGTTCTTATTGAGTGAATTACCTGTTTTCTTGATTTGAACCTCTAGCTTCTTGAGTTCAAGACCAGTCTTACGGATGTCAGCATCAGTATATTCAGAGTCACCACGTTTAAATGCCTCAACCATGTCATGATATTTCTTGGTTTTGATTGTGTATTCTTCAACCAAGCGGTTGACTGTTCGCAAGTCAGATACCCAGAAGTTTTCAGATATGCCTGCAATCTCACGGTCTAAGTCTTCGCTTTCATGACGGTCTTTCATCATTTGTGTGGCTTCGTCATAGTCTTTGTCACGATATTTATCTTGAAGACGGTGAGTCATGGTTGCTTCGTATTTCTTCATGGTTTCTTGAAGACTCTTGACATTGGCTTGAGGATTGAGCTTTAATAACTCATCAATCTCTTTTTGCATGCCCTTTAGCTTTTCAGTCAAAGCCGCAGTCTCTTGTGCAAAATCAGCTTGCTGTTTTGGTTTCATGGCGTTTTCCATCTCAAGCTGAGTTTTGGCAAGTTTTAAGGCGATGTTTTCAATCTTCTTTTGCTTGTCTATGATTTTGTTCGCACGATTATCAGCGGTTTTGTCCTCATCGCCATAACCGTTGTCAGCCAAGGCACGAGCCTTTTGTTGTCTTACCCAGTTATGCTCTTGTGAAGACCGCTCAACGTATTGGTCGAAGTAAGATGCGTATTCTTCTGGTGTGTTATTGACAGCTTTACTTAAAACTTTTTGCCAATTATCTCGTTCTTTATGTTGCAGCTCATACACAAGGAACGCAAGTTGTGTTTCAAAAGCAGTATAATCAGAGCCGTTTTCTCTTGCGAACTCTTTTAGGTCTTCCAACCGACTATCTTGCCATTGAGCAATACCAAAAGCATGACCGTCTGATGCCGTTGGGTCTAGGCTATCATATGACTCTACTTGTAGATTACCGACAATACCATACGCTTGGTTTGGAGTAAAACCCTGTTTTATCAAGAAGTCAATAGCTGCACCAACTCGTGTTTCTGCCAAAGGGTTCTTTTCTTTCTTGCTTGAGGATTTACCATTTTTCCCTTTAGAGTCTTCGCCTGCTCCATCAGGTATTTCACTACGAGTGTAATTACCTGTGTTGCCACCACCGACAGTACCATCGCCTGTATGACCTGAACTTGCAGTCATGTTCAATTCATTCAGTTTTTCCGCTTGTTCAACCTTAATGTTTGCAATTGCTCGTGCATTAAGTTTAGCGATGGCATCTTGAGCCTCAGATTGCCATTGTTGAGCCATCGACAGAGACTCTTGAGAGATATGCATTTGTCGTTCTAAATCAGATGCTCTGTTTTCAAACGCTTGTGCACCTTGCATGTCACCCTCTGCTCGTCTTGCTTCGGCTTCGGCTTTATCTTCCTCAAGTTGTTTCTTGAGTTCGTCAATCTTGGCGGTCGCACGTTTTTCTTTCCACTCGCCAATGATTTGTAACAGCTTAGCATAAGCCAGTTGAGCAAGACCGACCCAACCAATGTACTCTTTCAGCAACGCCATCCGTCTAATCCATCCTGTCTCTTCACTTTTGAGAGACTCGATGTTTTCATTAGTTGCCGCTCTTAATTGATTTGCGGTTTCAGCGATTGCCGCACGTTCATCCTTGGCAGACTTCTCAAGTTCTTCTTTCTTGCGTGTAATAGCATTTTGTGCTCTTTGGCTTTGTTCTTCTGCACTATCTGCGGCAAGCACATAAGCAGTTTCTTCTTCGCCAAGTATCGCAATAAGACCTTGTTCTGTTTCATGGATTTGGTTTTGTAACAGCATGCGTTCTTGTTCTGTTGTTGCAGTATCAGCGATTTTTTCTTTCAGTCTTGCATGAATAGTGATATATTGTTCTGCAACACCTCTAGCCTCTTCCATACGAGATGCCGTTTCTTCGTATTGTTGAGCAAGTTTTTGATGAGTAGAATAATCTTCATACAACGTTTTAGTAGTATCTTGAGATGCATTGTAGACATCCATTAATACATCTGCAACCAATGCAAGTGTCATAACGATGCCAAGCCATCCGCCTGCCATCATTTTCAAGCCAGAACCAACACCACGGATTGCACCGCTTGTTGTTGCCATCGCACGACCAACACCGCTTGTCGCAACAGATGCCTCTTGTGCGGCAACAATGTATTTATTAACATGTGTTGTTGCAGTAGACCACAACCGAGAAACATTCTTAAGTACAAATTGGCTGACTTGACCGTATCTACGTTGGACAATCAAGGCGGCAACCGTTGCACCAACAATAGTATACATTGAGGTTGGAACAGAGTCAAGCCATTGTAATAAGCCTAGTACAATATCTAGTGCACCCTTAAAGGCTTTACCCATCGTATGGCTACTAGAGGTCATTTTCTCCCATTGAGCAGACACTTGTTTTAATTTGGTTTCAATGGTATCGAGTTGCATACCAACTTGTGCATTTGTGAAACCCATAGAAGAAGACGATTGCTTTAATGCCTCAAGGTATTCATTGAGGTCTAACATGGCATCGGCTTTATTCCATTGCCATTTACCACCAGAGATTGCCTTGAGGAGACCCTCCATGGACTCTTTAGACCCTTGTGCTTTAATCATTAAATCAAGCAACACATCGTCAACCTTACGGAATGATTTTTCGCCGTTCTCTCCGACTTTGTAAACTTCGATACCAAACTCTTGTAATGCAGTAATCGCTTTCTTAGAGTGAATAGAACCGAAAATAGATTTCAAGGCGTTACCGATTTCACCACCCTCAGCTTGTGTCTTCCTAGCCATTACAGCAACGAGTGCTTGTGCAGAATGGAATGATACACCAACTTCGGCGGCAGATTGTGCCATACGTTTGTTAGCCTCGGATAATGTTTGTGCAGATACCGTGTAGTTATGAGCCAATGCAGTCCATGAGTCAATAATGCGATTTGATACAGACATGGCATCATTAGCATTGTGGATTTGGAAACCCCATTGCATGATTGAAGACTCAAGTGCTTTATTGGCAGATACAATGTCGAACGCATCGGCAACCGCAAGTTTGGTGGCTGCATCTGTCAACGCAAGAACAGTATTGTTATCTTTATATGCACGACCCCATAACTTAGCAGACTCAATCATTTCATGGCTTGTTGTGCCATACTTAACAGCAAGGCTTTGTAATTTACTTTGCATTTCCTCAAGTTCATGCTTGAAGTGTTCTGCCTCTTGCCCTGATAGTTGAAGACCATTAATCATATGTGATGGGTCAACTTCCATAAGGCTTTTGGCAAAAGCATTAGTCTGACCTGTACCGTGTTTCATTACTTGAGCGAAACCAGCCATATCCTTTTCAACATGAGCCATTTGTGTGAAGCTTTGGATGGTCTTGTCTAAAGCAAAAGATGCAACCATTCGTGTTGCCAAATAACCAAGTCTATGACCTACATTTTCTGTGTCAATACCCCATTGCTTTAAAAAACCAATGTGCTCTCTTGTTGCCAAGTTAACAGCTTTTTGTGCTTGATATAACTTCTGCAATTCAGCATTTAACGCTCGTGCATTTTGAGCGTATGCCATCGGATTTGATGCAAAATTCTGTCTATAGTTTTCTTCGGCTTGTCGCTTTAAGTTTGCAATCTGACCTGAGAAAGACTGCTCTTTTGCAACCATGGTTGACCGTTGTAATGCTTGCCCTAGTTTTTCAATATTACGAGATGCATCAGTGACTTCTTTAGAGACACCTTTAGTCATATCTCTTACGTTTGAAAATTGGGAGACAACACGCCCAAGTGACCCTGTAAGTTTGTCGCTACTGTCGGATGCAGTTTTAAGACTACGGTCTAATTGTGCGGCATAATCGGTTAATTTCTTAAATTGGTCGCCACCCGCTTTAACATTGATGGAAATATCTTTTACATTCTTAAGACGACCGATTGCTTTGTCAAGTTCGTTAAGACCAGATATAACCTTTTTGGTATCATCATGAATATTGCCATAATTGACCTTTATGTCATATCCGAATTTTTTATTAGCCATTCATTTTCTCCATTCTATTCAGATGAATACCCAGAACTCAAAAGACCACGGATGGCATCTGCCCCTGTGACGGAATTTGAGTCCACGAAAGAGTCACCATCTGACTCATCCATTTTATTGTTTTCGTTTAAAGCGGTAGATAGACCCTCAAGTTCTGGCAAGGTATATGCCATGAGACTTGCCTTTGTTTCACTCGTGTGTTGAACTAGGGATGCGATTACATTGTCGAGTCCGCCATCGCCTGTAGATTGCTCAGTATCTTTTTTTTTAAACCTGAGATACACATGTATTCGTCTAAGATTTCAACACCACTCTCAAGGTCAACAACATTCATGACCTCTTTCCTAGGGATATGCAACGCAAGTTCAAATAATTCACACATGGCATTAAATGCCACATAATCATATTTCACTTTACCATTCTTATCAAGTTCAAACGTACCATCATCTTTAGTGATTGGTGTTGGTAAATTCAAATATAAGTACTTGTCATTAATCTTAGACAACAATCGTTCCACTTTTGCATAGTCACCCAAAATCATTGGATGTATTTGATATTCTTTCCCATTTAACTCAACATATTTACTCTTAGGAATTAATGTGTCTGTCATTTGTTAAATCTCCATATACAAAAAATAGGGGCATCGTAAAGATGCCCCCATAAGTATTACTGAATTTCTTGAGTGATTTCCAAGATTTTACCGTCAGTACGAGTAGTATCGTACATAACTTCAAACTCCAACTGAGGAGCAGATGCTTTTTGACGTTCGTGGTCGATGTCCATTTTACCTGTCGCACGAGCACGGAAGATATGAGTATGAAGAACAACTTTTTTGCCATCTCCCATATCAACAGGGTTGGAAACGTGGCGGATTTCCACGAATTGAGGAACAGATGTTGCTTTCATTGTTGCACGACGAGAAGTTGTGTCAGTACGTAAACCAGATACTTCGATGTATTTGTTTGTTACAGACTCACCCAAAGTGATTGCACCGCTTGCAGTAATTGTGAACTCACCAGCAGATGGAAGTTGAGATTTAACATATTTTAGTGTCACACGTTCGTCTTCCATTTGAACATCATTCGCAAGTACAACGATTGTGTCCTCTGGAATAACATTGGACACATTTGGTACAGTAAATGTAGTACCGCTTGCAATCAATGTAGGTTCAACGCTAAAGATTAGAGTACCTTTATTGTCGATTTCAGCACCAGTTGTCACACCTAAGTAGTCAAGGTTGAAACGTGCTTCAGTAAAGGAAGCAGATACAGAGGACTCTTTATTCAAGATATAGATTGGTGGTAAGGCATCTGAGCCATACACCTTCTCGTCAGAGGAACTGAAAGATAGTTTCATTGTTTGAAGTGTACCGAGTTTATAGGCTTCAACTTTGCCGTTGACAACCCTTTTCGCCCAAGCTTCACCTACACCGTTCAATACAAAGTTTTTACCAGTTTGTGTAGCCATTAAGTATTTCTCCTGTAATTAAGACCAAGTAAATGGTCGAACTCTAAACATATAACCAATGAGACCTGCTGTGCCTGTTGAGAATGAACCCTCGGCATACACAGACATATCTTCATAATGTTGTTTCAATAATTTATTCAGGTGGATATATAAGTCATTCATAAGTTTACGATTGTTACTGCGACCAATAAGTCGAAACTCAAGCATATTCTTATTTACCATCCAATTCTTTGTTCCACCAACGGATGGTATAAATGACATAACAAAGTAAATCTCTTGTTTTTCATCGACAAGTTCAGCACCTGCTAACCCTCGTCTCATTTTTGTGTTCCATTCAGCAAGACTCGTTGGGTCTTTCACCCTTAGTAACATAGCCAAGGTTTCATCCTTGCGGAATAAATCCCATATTTCATCTAATAGTTGTACCGTATACTTCATGCGTTTGCCCCTTTAAAACATCCTTCGATTGAGTTCATTAACCACTCATCGACTGCTTCATTGATTGCATCTTCGAGTTCTATACACCAATAGAAAACCTCGGTCTCTACAATATGTAGTGGCTCTTGGGGTTCTAATGGTGGCAATGGTTTTGCCTTGGGATTTTTCCGTGGTAACGGTTTCTCAAGATTTTTACCATATAATTTACCGCTAGAGGTTGTGTCCTTTCCATCTTGTTTTGGCGAATGAACAGTCTCTCCTTTGGCACGACCTGTGATTGCATTTCCATTAGCTGTCCTAGCGTTGTTGAACCATGAGGAGTTCATATAGTCTGAGACATCTGGGTTACCCATGTCTCCAATTTCTGTGCTACTATTGGTTACCATAAGTGAACCAGAGCCATACTCAAGGATAAAAGCACCAAGACCCTCAAAGTCTAAACCAAGTCTAACCATGTTTTTGCTTGGTGTATATCTTCTAAGTGTTATGTCGTGAGCAGTATATTTGCCTTTGTCGTTCGCACTCCATTGTTGCTTGATGCGTTCAGTTAAAGCGAATAAATGGTCTTCGACAACCTTAGAGACAACATCTTGGATTGTTTCCATGGTTAGCCACGCTCATCTGGTGAGCACTGCACATACAAGAACGGAGCAAAATCGAACTTGTTAATTGCATCAATTTGCAAGAACTGTCCATTGATTTCTATTCTGTCCAATAGTGCAACTTCTGTATCTTTGGGTAAAATAAAACGCTTGGTTGTAGTCGGTAGCAAGCCATAGTCGAACATATGCATTTTGGCAGAAACATCTTCGTATACACACTTTAAGTCTTTTACTTTTTGTGTAGCGGTGGTGCCTGCCGTGTTACCATATTCGTCTAATTGATTGTCAACACTATAGATATTTACTGTGGTATTTGTTGTATAAAACTCACCTTTATCTCCATTAAATGAGTTTGTTTTTGCGACCAAGAACAACGTATCGCCATTCTTGCGTTCGCAGATGTCTCCACACTCAAGTGCAGAGTCAGACATTAGATTTCCCCATCTGACATTATTCACAAGAAACCGTTTAGTACCACGACCGATACGAGTAAATAACACAAACTCAGGTTTCTTGCCATCACATTTAACAGTCTCTCTCCATGATGCGAACATCCGAGTACAGTCAAACTTCGGTGTATACTTTTCTTTCATATAACACCTCCGTTAAAATCTGTAGCGAGACAATAGAGACTTAATCTCGTTCGTAAACAAATTAGGGTCAGCAAGGGAAAATCTAGCATCAAGTGTAGTCATTGAGTCTAATGCAGTAAAGGTAGATACTTGAGATATATTCATGGCAAGCATGGCACATGCAGTTTTTACTTCTTCTGGGATTTCATCAAATCCATATTTGTATGTGACCTTGTAATATCTTGCACCACGTAAGAAGATTTTTGAGTATGACATTCTGTCGTTACTATTCAATAAGTAAACGTATTTACTGCCGTCAAAGTCATACAGATAGGGTTCTATTTCAACACCGACTTCACTAATATCTCGTGTATGAATACCTTGGATAGACTCAATATCTATCACAGGGTCATTTTTAAGAATAAGAACGCCTTTGCGGTTTGGATGAACCACTTCGGTTGTCACATTGGATGAAAACTTGGATTTACCGTTGTTCGTTCCAACGTAGGCATCAATCATTGTCGATGCGAAACGAACATGAGTCTCATCAAAAGGAATGATTGAACCGTATTCGTCAATCTCATTTTGTTCTAAGTACATCGACATATTGACTCTCCTGTTATTCAGCTTCCGTTTCTTCTTTTTCTTTAGACTGTTTTGTGTCTAAGGGTTTAACAACTTTGCCAGATTTTTTATCCACAGGTTCTAATACAGCTTCATTTAAAGCGTATTCTTCCTCGGACACCTCAAAGCGACCGTTGTCAGATTCAATGATGCGACCACATAAATAAATACGTTTTGCATCACTATCTTTTAATGTTACTAGCATATGTATCTCCATTCGGTTAAAACATTGGGGTGTCAAAAGACACCCCTGTGATTAATCGTTTGAATTAGGCGTATTACGCTTCAACAAAATCAACTTTGAAGTGAGCACCTGCATCTGCACCTTTGGCAACAACTGCATCAAACAATACTGCAACATACTCGTCAAGCAAGTCTTTAGTGTCACCCATTTTGAATACACGAGCTTCGGAATCGCCAACCCAATGACGTTCAATTAAGTTTTCGTTTACAACATACAATGTATGTTTTTTATTGGATGGGTCATATGGGATATAGTTATCTGGGATTAATGGCAAGTAGCCAGCTTGAGTACGGATAGTATTTACGATGAAACCATTGCCTAAATCAACTTTATCAGCAGATTGGTCTACACTAAAGTTAGGACGGCGAAGCTCTGCACGACTTAAGTAATCAATAGTCAATGGGTTCGCATAGATAGCTGTAGGCATACCTACGAACTTAGTAGATGCCAAGTTTTGAGCCATTTTAGTACGAATAGTATCTGTTACAAAGTCGCCAGAAGCTGTTGCAAAACTGTAAGGGTTAGCCACAGTTACAGAGTCTGTAATTTGTGTTGCCAAACCACAGTATTCAGTAGCAGTAGAGTCTTCTGTAGAAGTTGCATCACCTGTCCAAATACCCTTGTTAGATGTTTGGTATAAATCCACAAGCATATCAGCCATGTCTTTGTTCAACATTTGTTTAGCCAATTCATCGCCTTGTTGAGCAACAATATCTTGATCAAATAAAGAATATTTAATACCAGAAGTGATTGCTTTAATAAACAACGCACGTTCTTTACGACCGTAGTCTTCATCGTAAGCACCTGTAACACCGTATTTACCAGAGTCACCTGTACGTGCATCTACGAATTTTGCGTTGTGTGCAATCTTAGTTTGTTCCCAGTAGCGAGATGGATGACCTGTCGCCATTACGGATTTGATACGGTCACGAATTGTCACTTGACGGTTTAACAAGTCAAGCATGTCTTTTTGGAACTTAGGAAGTTCGATGTAGTGAGATTGATTGTAATCTGCAACTGCTGCCGCAGAAATAAAACCTGTTTTAGTTACTGCCATATTATGTAGTCTCCTGTTATAAATAGTTTACCAATAGTGTTTCTGTATTATAATACAGAGCTAACCATATCTGCGAAGTCTGTGAATTTTTCTTTCTTACCAGCTTCAAGTTTTGCTTTTGTTTCAAGATTTTTAACATCAGAAACAATAGGTGTTTCTTTTGCGGATGCTTCGATTTCTGCATCTTTGTCAGCAACAGCTTTTTCTAATTCAGCAATTTTCGCATCTTTTTCAGCGATTGTTGCATCTTTAGCAGAACATTCAGTAGTCAAACGTTCAACCTCTGCTTTTGTAGTTGCCAATTCTTGAGCTTCAACTTTTGCTTGTTCAGCTTTTGCATTAGCTTCTAATTGAGCCTTGATTGTTTCTTCAATAAGGTTTTGAATTTCTTGTTTTTCCATTTGTTTTCCTTTCGCTGCTTTTGCAGCAATTTCAGCAATATAAGTGTTTTGGTATGCGGCTGCGTTTTTAAACAACATTGCAACACCAGTAAATTCGACATCTGCCATTTCAATATAGTCTTCGTGTTCTCGAAGATTAAACATGGCTTCCACGGAGAACCCAAGGGAGTCAACGGTCTTTTTAATGAAGTCCGCAATATCTGGGAAATCATTTTTATACATGATGCCTGTAAACTTTAGCTCATCACCATCGACCCAACACTTTTCGACAACACCAATTTTATTTCTTTGATTGTGAGTAGTCATAAGTTCATCTGGAAATAACCATGGGTCATAATCACAATTAATACCCATAAGGTTCATTGTAGATGCACATTTTCTAGCTTCATCCGAAGATAATACCACTGGTCTGTCAACACCATTAGGCGTGTAATCAGACGGTGTGTTCAAAAACATACAAGTTCCTGTAAAACGCATTGCATTGGGGTGTAAATTATCAAGAGTTACACTAATTGCATTAGCTTGCAAGAATACCTTTTGCTTATTCACTATCTGTCTCTCCTTTCTCCGTAGATTTCTCTAAAGGAACATCTTGTGGGGTGGATGTCACTCGTTGTTCAATTAGAGATGATTTATATTCATCGAGCAATTGATTGCCCTTTTGAATATCAGGGAGTTCAATACCAAGAACGCCATTTAGTTCTTGACGAGCCTCGTTGATTGTGATAACATTACCATCAACAAGTTTTCTAACTCGTTCAACGGCATCAGCTTGTTGAGCTTTAGTAGGAGTAAACACAAAACGGAACTCGATTTTGCCACCATATCCAAGTCTATCTACGACATACTTATTGATGGCACGTTCAAATATCTTCGCCCATGGCTTAATTGTATATTCCAACATCTCGTTGTCTTTTTCAGATGATGTAGAACGGTCATTTGAGATAGCAACCCCAAGTCGTTCTGGTGGAATATTAAAGCATGTGGCAATGATTTGTAGTAATAACTTTTGCCAATTTAGAGATGCTGACTCGTCACCAATTGGAGATACTTGTTTTGCATCTAATTGCGTTGTACCAACAATCGCAACAGCGGATTGACCTTGGATTTCACTTTCGATGTAAACTCGAACTTTCTCGATTTCTTCTTGGGATGCGTTTGCACCAAGATTAATCAAATACTTTGGCATCGCATTAGAGGAAATATCGTTTGCATACTCTTGTACCTCAGACAGATACTTGATATGCCTGTATGCTTGCTCTAATGGAGAATAACCAAATTCATCATAGGTCAATTTCGTGCGTTGTAACATTGCGATTTTGTCACATTTATACCACTCTTGAACACCATTGGCGTTCTGCATGTATCTTGGTTGGTTTAAATCACCAGACCAATTTGTGACAACTTCGATTGTTTGAGCATCAATAGGGAACAAATATAAAGGTCTGTCACGCTTGACAACCTTTTGTTCAAAAAATGCTAGGTCTAACACAATTAAATCTTCAAATAGTTTACCAATGAAATCGTAGTAGTCGTCCACAGGATTAGGTTGTTTGATGATTTCGGTTACTTTACGAATTGCTTTTTTATTTTCATTATCATCAATCGAAACAACCTCCCATGGCAATGCTAGGATGCCCTCTCGTATCTGATTAATAGCACTTCTAGCGATAGGTGTTTTTGCCATGTTTCGTAACGCATCGACACTCAACTTAGTTTCCGTGTTTTTGCGTTTCTTATTACCCCAACGACCAAACCATGTTTGTGTGACATTGGCAATAGTATCTCGTGTAACGAAAGCACTCATCCATGCGTAAATTTTTTCTCGTAGGTTCATCGTTTCCAACCTTTCATGAATGATAGTGTGTCCATTCGTTTCTTACGAATTGTACCCATCGCACCAACATTGATAGTCGATGAGTTTTCTAAGAATTTAGATATACACCGTTCCAAACAGTCAGGTGCATCATCGTGGTCTTTCGGAAAGTTCTTAAGTTGACTTTCGAGAACACGATGGTTTTTGTTAAACTTGATGTACCCCTGTTTTATCTTCGGTGCAAGCGAGCGTATTCGAGTACCCTTGTTGTCGCTCGCTGTACTACGAGCAGAAATCCAGTTTACATACAGACCCATATCAATAGCAGTCTGTTGTAATGTCTTCGAGAAGAACTCTTGGAATACGTTTTCTTCTACAATGAAACCGTCTAAACGACCATTGTATTTGTCGAGATACAACAGTATATCATTAATAATAATATCTGGTGACCTGCGTTCAATGTCGGCTTCCAATACATATAAGTAGTTATCTACGCCACGACCGACGAATATAATCGCAGAATAATCAGATGTCCGTGACTTACCCATTGATAAATCGACAGATGCATATATCTGCTTCATCTTAGGTAAGTTCGTTTCGTTATAATAGTTAGCCTTAATCCACGACTCTTTAAATACTCGGCTTGCTTCGGTCATAGGATTGTTTTGATACTCGGAGTTAAATGCTTCATCATCTTGCATACGCAAAATCATGAGTTCTTGATACCAGTTATCACGAGACAATCTCATTTTCTCTTCGTATGAACAATTAAGGTGTTCGAACAAACCAAAGTTACGACCCTCCCACATTATTTTGACACCGTCCATCATTTCATCTCGATGTTCTTCAAAATAATCAGATGCGTTCTTTGCCGCATCTGGGTCGGACAAGTCATTAAAGATTTCTTCCCATACAGTCCAACAAGGACTTTCGGAAAACGTGTATACGGCTTTATATGTTGCACGGTTCCAGTTGTTAAACTTGGAGTCGGTCAACACTTTATATAGTAATGATTCATAATGCAACACCGAACCAACATATAAAAATACAGTTCGAGGATTGCCAATCGGCATCAATACTTTCATGAACCAATCATATAATTTCTTACGTTGGTTTTCTGTTTCTACTGCTTCGTCATTCTCAAGGTCGTCTAAGATAACAACTTCTGGTCGAATATTGTTATAACTTGAACCACGTAAGGATTGACCGCTTGACTTTGCAAACACTTGAATTTTGTTTTTTGTAACAATCTTGTCGCTCGCCCATGTCTTATCACCTTTAAGAAGACCAAAGTCTTTTTTCAAACGTTCATTGTCTTCAAGTTCGTCTTTTATCGTTTGAATGAACTCTTTGGCTTGTTCAAAGGTATCAGATATAATCAGTATGTTCTTACGATAACCATACACGATTAACCATATAGGGAACACGACCGAGATAATACGGCTCTTGCCGTGACCTCGTGGTGCCGCACGAACAAACTTGTTATGCAAGTTGTCAAAGTGCAGTATCATATTTTCTGCATCCCTAAACATCGAATGATGAAAGTCGCAGAATGGAGTAGAGAATATATGGGGAAAATATGTCTTAGCGAAATGTTCCAAGTTTGTAGCACCAATATCTTTGTCAGTTGGTGTGTTATCACTTGGCTCTGTTGTCGCTCGAGATGCCCCTAGTAGCGTGTCTAAAATGTTTTCAGCCATTAACACACCTCCTTACAGAAAATTCGTTCTCTATATATAGTATAAAACACTTTAATTTTGTAACACTTTTTTTTGAGAAAAACTATCAATTTTGTTGAATTTTTGCATAATTTGCCAATAAAATCTTATTATCTTTCATCTGTTCACGCACTTTATTCGCCAAAACAGGGTCTTCTTTATTAATAATATCCATAATTTCAACGATAATAGAGTTCATAGCTTGGAATGTATAAATTTTCTCTGCGACTGTTTGCATGTCCTTTAGGATAGATTGTTTTCTTGCGATATATTTCTCTTGGTCTAACATTAAGTCTTTCATACGCTTGTAAATAACATCGGCATCCGAATAACCAGTCGCCTGTTGACATTGTAAGTCGTCAATAAAGAGTTGTATCATTTCGATTTGTGTTTCAACCATATCAAGTAAGTTCTTTTGTTGGTTATAGGTGTTAACAACTTCGGTTTCTTCCGATGGTTGCATCTCTTGGACTAAATTTGTGCGACACCAATCACCGACCATCTTAGGTGTAATTAAGATATTCTGTAGTTCGCCCTTATGTTCTTTATTCAATTGTCGTGCGATGGCTGTGTATGACTTACCAGCGTTTCGCCAATCGGTTACATAGTCGCCGAGACCAAAAAAGTCAATGCGGTTCTCATAACCTTTCTTACGTTTTAATGCGACTTCATTCATAATGTCAGATTCTCCAAAAATATTTCAAAAAGTTGTTGACACGATATATTTCATCATGTATTATATAAGTAGAAACAGGAAACATACAGGAGGAAATAAATCATGGCTAATACAACAGAACCAATCAGAAATTTATCCAAAGTCCAAGAAATGAAACAAGCACTTGGCAACGACCGAGACAAAATGTTATTCACCCTTGGTATTAACTCTGGTCTCCGCATCAGCGACCTAGTAGGGTTGACCGTAGATGATGTTAAACCAGAGATGGAATTGTATGAACAAAAAACAGGTAAGTTTAAACGGTTCATGTTATCCAAAGAAGTGTACGCATTGTTATGCGAATACGCAAGCCGATGCAAGCATTGGCTGTTCCCAAGTCGCTCTGGTGACGGTCATATCTCAACTGTACAAGCGTGGAGAAAAATCAAGGCTGCATCCGTGAAATGCGGTTTAGATAACATCGGTACACACTCTATGCGTAAAACCTTTGGGTATCACGCATACCGCAAGGGTGTACCAATTGCATACCTTATGCAAGTCTTTAATCACTCCTCGGAAGCAATCACAATGCGATACATTGGTATCACAACCGAGGAATTAAATACTAAAGTTTATGCCATTATGGCTTTATAACAGGAGGAGAAACTTATGATTGCAACTATTTTAATTCTATTATTGGTTACAGCAGTTAGTCTTGCGATTGCTTTGGTAGTCGGATGGTTGACATCGCCACGAACAGCAGGGTTCTTATATATTATTGTCGCTGGCATGTTTGGTGCATCCACTATTAGTAATATCTTAGATGGTACTGTAAGATTTGGTGACTCTTGGTTATCTTTTGCAATTTGTGCAATCTTTATTTATATCGGATTGCGATTCATTGCCGAGTTCCCAGAGTATTAATCACAAAGCAATCAACAGGGCATACATAAGTTTATATCTTATGATATATTCTTATGTATGCCCTGTTTGTGTTTCTTGGGGTTGAGTCTGTATGTCTCACCTGTATGTTGTTCTGTAGGCTCATAGGTTAGGTCTCAAACATAATATCTGACTATAAAGCAAACACGTTAGTGTTTATTGTCGAAGACAATCCTATAGGTATATACTTATGTATTCTTTAGAGTATTCTTGTTTAGATTGCTTCGCAATACTCCTTACGGAGTGTCTTTCAAGTCGGTTTCTTAAGTTTGGGGCAAAACCCTTTTTCAAAAGCTGTTTCTTAAAACTCTTTCAAGAAAACCATCGCTTTAAAACCTATAAGTGAAAACTCTCTCTATATATAGGGTAAAACACTTGATTTTTGTAACACATTTTTCATAAAATTGGATAAATATTTTATTTTACAAGCTAAAATTTACCCCTCAAAAATGCCACTCCGCCCAGTAAACATCTGCGTTTTGAGACTTGAAAAAATTTTTTAGCTTTTATGAGTAAAAAATGCCACATAAGTCTTAAATCGGTAAAATCCGATACATGATTTTTAACTCACGCCACACTAGGTTGGTGTCACTACACTAGGCTTACGACAGTATAATTCTTGGGTTGGACACAATTTGACCCACGTGGGATAAAATCGAACGAATGTACGTTGGAAAACACAACCATAGTATTATGACGAGTTTTCGCCAACGCCATCCTAGGGTCGTGATTTTTGGTGGAAAATATTTTGGCTTCGGCTGCAAGTTAGTCTGACTAAAAATAAAGCAATCACCATACTAGTATGGTGATTAACTATGTTGAAAAAGATTGTCTATACGATACACAATCCTAGTAGGATGCAACCCTAGTACCATGTCACAAACTTATAATAACGCTATACTAGGAAAACATATATCAGAAAACATAATCATCATACTAGGGTTTACGTTTTATAGAAATTACATAAGTTACCCTGTGTGCAACTATAAAAATTTCTACAAAAATTTTAAACGATTGTATTTTCGATAGACAACCCTAATTGGAAAATACGATTGTTCCATATGATGTTTCATATCTTAGACAATCAATAAGAACGATTGTTTTCTCGATAGTTTTTGCGATTGCTTTCTACATATGTCATATGTTCGTATGTATGAAACCATAGATAAAACAAGGGTTTGTAGACCATTGTATGTTATGGGGTATGGAACATTTGTATGTGCGTGACAAGTTTGTTCATATGTGTTGACTGTGGTATGGTCTTTTGTATGGTCTTGGGTTTGTTATGATTATACCGCCCCCAGTTGAGAATGGTTCTCCCTTTTGGATATTGAAAATTTTCGATACGCCTAGGGGTGTCTCATTGGTTCATATGAACACATGTTCACATATGCACCATACTAGGGTTAGTCAATCAATCGAATAGTATCAATGTAATAGAATATCCATTATCATTCATTCATTATCATTTGTATTCTCAATATGTAGATATCCTAGATAGACAAATGTCGATATATATGTTTGTACATATGAACATTTGTTCATGTGTCAGCTAATGGTTTACAGTTGGGTAACATATGAGCAGATACTCATGTATGCACCATATGCATTATACTCATGATTTTTAGTAATGTTTGTTATTGGTGTTTGGCTGGTGGTGGTTACAATTGTATTTTATAAAATGTATTTTGATTGGGTATATCAATAGGGTTTGAAAATTCTGTAGTACACATCAAACCCAAGTCCCCACCCTAGTAGCCTACATACGCACCACCACACACGCACAATAGACATATACATACGTCTATACATCTGTTACATACATTAATTATACATATGTATAAACCAAATAAAAATACAACGGTATACATCAATCGTATATAACCGTTATATTTTGCGTTGTATGGTCTTTTGTTTTCGTTGCATATGTTTATATTCGAAAGTCTTTAAACGCACCATATAACTCAAATAACGCAATTGTATTTTCTCATTTAGGTAAACATATTGAGAATACCAGCGTATATATGAATGGTTGTTCATATGATAGATATAAATATAAGCGGTACAGAATTGATCTGTACCGCTTGTTATTGTTTATAGATTTAAGTTATTCGCTATTAGATTTTGGTAACAAATATATAATTCATGTTCAAGGAACGGCAACCATTTATATTTATCTGCTTTCTTTAAGGTTGACTCATATAAGTCTATAATTTCATTCATGACATACACTCTATATTGTGGCGTGCGATCAAATTCAGTTTGTTTATATCGTGGCTCGTATGAGTTATATCTTGACTCTTCAACTAAAACTAATAATCTTTCTTTTTCTTTGGTTAGCTTGCCACTTTTGGCGTATGCTTGTAGTGTATCAAGGATAACGTATTTTGTGTATGATATTGAAATAGTAAAACTCATCTTAATAACTCCTTTTCTTAATACTCAATAAACACATCATCAAAAGATGCATCTTTTGATACATCATAGTGTTTGTTTACTCCGTTGTATGAATACAACGATTAAAGACAATAAAACTAAAGCCATATAGATGTGTTCTCCTTTCGATTAATAAATAACTATAGATATAACTCATCAAGATAATAATCTTATGTATATTATCTTTTGTTTTCATATGCTTTACCTCTAGCCGTAAAAGTCGATACATTTTGAATATTGTAAATTGTATTCTATAAATGCTCGTTGATTTTCTTTTTGTTCGCTCGTTCCGTACTCATCACGATCTTTACACCATTTTGGTTCTTGCCAATCAATGAATAGATTATCGTCATACCTAAATGTACGATAATACATAGAAATATAATCTAATTCGATAAAACTAGGTAACTCTGAACATAAACTATTCATATATTCATCTATATAATCATAGAAATTATCATAAATTGCATATTCTTGATTTTCTATACCGTCAATAACATTACAAACGGCTTTATTTTCAATTAGTAAATCAACAATATGCAATTGTTCACTTGTAAAATTTTGTAAGCGTTCAAGATTTTCACAAATATATTCATTTTCATTTTTTAAAATTCTACCATATTTTAATAATTCTCTAAATTCTATATTTTTATACCTCTTTTCTATAAGTTATTTACAATATCTGTAATTTGATAATATATATTATCATCAAATTTTATAAAATCCTCGTTACCCTCTATGAGTTCTAATGACTCTAAATAGTCGCAAAAATCATTATATGATATAAC